ATTTTCTCGTGATGCCGACCGTGAATAAAGTTAGGCCACATCTCCCTGATGAACACCATGAAGTCATCGGATGCTAGGGTACGCAACTTGCGGGTATTTAGCTCATCCAGAATTTCTGCGATGGCTTCTTGCTCGTCTTTGGGGAACTTTTTGAGCAGCATCTGCTGCTGGCCATACGGCAGGGTCTGGAGTTTCTCCAGCACCAATTCAAGTTTCGTCTTTTCGGCAACTTCAGTCATCGGTCTCGTCCAACTCTTTGCCGGTCATACCAAGTTCTTCATCCAGATCAATCACCTGCACCGCAGGTGCGCCGTTCAAATACTTCTCTTCTGTCGGTTGCAGTTGCTTGGCTTCTACATCAATGATGCCATCCATATAAGAAGACAGCTTGGTTGCCAGTTCAGCCTGCAACTCTTCAGTTGTTCGGTGCGTAACGTTGATCTCCATGCGTTCCACAAACGCACCTACATCACTCATCTTACCAAGAAGTTCTAACGCCTTTAACTGGGTGGACTCTTTGTCAGAACCTGTCAGCATCAGCAGGCGCATCTTCACATAGTTTCTAACCTGCGCCGCATTACGCACGACCTCAACATCGTACTCATCCAACATGGACTTGAGCAAAATGGCGGCAGCAGAATTAAGTTCTTTGCCCGCAGTTGGAGACTCAAAGAACTGAGCGTGAGCTTCTTTCTTATCTGCGGTAGTGATAGCGGGTACTTGCATCCCGTTAGCCGTCAAAAACTCGACGGTGTTGAATGCAGCTTGCGCTCGTGCATGCAAGTCTTTGGCCTCCTCGGTAGTTAGCGAGAAAGGCAGGGGGACATCTAGTTCTGGTGTAACAAGAATCATGGGTAGCGGTTTGTGGCTCCAATTTGTGCGGAGTGTACACGCTTTTGAAAAAATAATATAGGGGGGTGGGGTTTGTAATTAAAAAAGATGACGGGGGGTGTTTCTAAAAAGGACACTAAAAAATGCAGAGTAAAAAATGCGTAGGGGGTACCTTACAAGATGTTGTGGTGTTGTATTAACGGGCGTAACTTGGCCCGGGTTTGAAAACTATACCGGTAAATGCCGGACACTCTATAAGATGTTGTGGTGTTGTAACTGAAAATTTGGTGGCCAGTGTATCGTTTCTTTGCACGGTTTAGATTGGCGGCTGTGATCTTTTGAGTAAAACACAGTGTATACACTGGCCCAGACTGACCGGCCTGATCTAGGGGGTGCCCCCTCCCAATTTCCCACAGTGGGAAAATCAATGCCCCGCCCTGTAAACTTAGACCTATCCCGTGCAAGCTATAGCGTTTTGTGGTGTAATACATTCATGGATCGAGAAGGTGCACTCGATACATACTCTTATTAACTTGCACTGATGAAAGTCTATATGACAAAAATCTCTTATACGGCCATGGCCGCTTCCGCCGCTTCTGATCTGATTGAAGCTAAAAAGCATGATGACAAGGCCAGTGCCTTACGTGAAAACGTTAACAAGGTCATTGTGGTAATGCACAAAGACAAGGTTGTCATTGGCCGCTACAGCAAAGACGGCACCGGATGCTCCAGTGCTACGGCGTTCGTTGACACCCTGACAACCGGCGGTTGGGCTAAAAAGACGGCTCAAAACTATTTGAGCCTTTTTAGGGAAGCCGTGAAAACCGGTAAGCCAGTCAAAGACTGGGGCGGCACAAAGGCCGGTGGACGCAAAGCCGCCGCCGGTGCAAAGGGTAGCGCAAAGGGCAAAAAAGAGTTTGCCGATAAACTGGCAACGGCCTTTCGTGATGCCGAATTCGAAGGGTTTATCAATGACCTAGAAGCATCATTCCACAATGATGAAATCGAGACCCTGATCGAAGGTGTGAAATCTTACCTCGAAGCATCCGGCATAGAGTTGAAATAACTCTCACCCCCAAAACCCCTGACCGAAAGGTTGGGGGTTTTTTTCGCCCAAAATTTCCCAATGAATACTTTCCCATTACCCTCATGCTCTTGCACGTGCAAGAGCTTTGATAACTGTTCCCTCGACGCGGGCCGTAAGACGCGCAATCTAATCATCCTACAAAGAAGTTGCCACGTGTTTTATTTTTCAATCACACCACAACTTGTTGGCTGTGTGTTTTCTATCCTATTTCCCACAGTGGGAAATAGTAACAACTTATACCGATAACTGTTCCCTAGATGCGGGCCGTAATCACGCATACTGCGCTATGCCTCTTCCCACTGGTTGGAACGTTTTCCCACTGTGGGAAAAGTAAAGATGGTACAAGGCAGTACTGCATAGCGTTTTATTCAATTATGCAAGAAAGTTCTGTGGCAACAGAATAATATAAACCTCAATCAAATCAAGCACTTGCAGTGGGTTTTCCCCCTATTATTCTATTATTCTCTAAAAATATATATATGAAGAGACAATTTCAAAAACTAACCAAATTCCCTTTTTTTCTTTCTTTCACGTGATCTCTCACGCTCTTTCTCATGTTTCTCTCTTATCTCTCAAAACAGCAGAATATTAGAACATTACCCCAAAACCGCCCCGCAACCCGCACCAGTACTGGCTTTGCTTTATTCTGTGCTCACAGAACTTTGTTGCTTAATTGAATAAAACGCTTCCCATAACCACATCACAACACATAGTAACAGCTTGACAACGGAGACTCTTTGTGTTAAAGTAGAGGCTCAACACGTGAAAACATGTTGTAACGAAGTAGGGCAATTTCCCACGGTGGGAAAACCCGATTAACCAAAGGAATCATCATGACGAAAGCAAGAGTAAGTAACCGTGAAACCCGCGACTACATCAAGAACCTGAAAGAGTTCAAGGCCAACAACATTTGGTCTGAGTGGTTGCGTGACGAGAACACCGACACCAACGATGCACGTTACGTGGTCTATTCATACGACCGCCACTGGCCACTGTTTATCTACGAGGTCAAGACCGACATGTGGTTTGAGAATGGCAGTAAGTACAGCGTGACGACATCCAAGCACAGGACGCAAAGTCACCCACATACTGCCACGACCATGCTACACGTGGACGACATGATCAAGGTCAAGAACAATGGCGTAGTTGGCATGATCACACCGTTGACATGGCGTGAGGTGCAGTTATGACACGTGGAGAAAAGTTTGAGCGGGTAGTGTTCTTACTCTGCGTCATCGTACTGCTACTTGATCTCTTGTACTGGAGACCGGATTGATCGGCCACTATTTGACACTCACCTGTCAACCTGTTATAGTTAAGTCTGTGTTAGTTAAATGTGTAAGCAGATGTAACTTCCCACTGTGGGAAAACATCAACAACTGAAAGGTAATCATCATGAGTAATTTTGCAATCGACTTGGGCAACTTCAGTGTGTCCAAACTCTCATCATCGGCACTGATCGTCAACCTGTCCTTGTCTGTATGGACTGGCCGCAAACTGGACAAGCGGGTCAGTGAAGAGGTAGACCAACAAAACAGCACGAAGACTCGTGCGGGTAACTACCACAAGAACTTGTTGGCGGGGTCAAGCAAGCTGACCGAGATCACCAAGATCGCCAATGCCATACGTGGATGGATGTACAGTGTGACGCAACCATGGGGTGACAACGGTGACCGCATCTTGAACATGGCGTACTTCATGGAGTTCAAGGATCGGCTCACTGACTACGAAGGCCAGTTCAGTTCTGCTGTCAACAACTTTCTCAGTGACTACGACACACTGGTAGCGGCCGCCGCTTTCCAACTTGGTGATCTGTTCAACCGTGAGGACTACCCCACACGTGAGACCATCGAGGCCAAGTTCGGGTTCCGGTACAGCATGATCCCACTGCCACAAGCGGGTGACTTTCGTGTAGACATCGGTGAGGATGGACTCAAGCAACTGCAAGCTCAGTATGAATCTGTCTTACAGCAACGTGTTACTGGTGCAATGACCGAGGCATGGGAGCGACTGCATGACTGCCTGACCCGCATGTCAGAGCGACTTGAAGACAGTGAGGACGGCAAGCGTAAGATTTTCCGTGACTCTCTTGTCGAGAATGCCATCGAGATTTGTGGCCTGTTGAAATCATTCAACATCACCAACGACTCACGTATGGATGAGATGCGCAAGCAACTCGAAGATGCTATGCGTGGTGTAGATGCTGACGCACTACGTGACAGCGACTCACTGCGTGAACAGACCAAGCGCAAGGTCGATTCAATCTTGTCGAAGTTCGACATCTAATTCCCACAGTGGGAAAATACAACCAACCCTTAACCAACTGAAAGTAAATCATGTACAACTCAATCACTCTCAAACAATGTGCTGACCTTATCGCCGCCGTGGGCGACAAACAAACTGTCCTAGTGCAGGGCGAGATGGGCATCGGCAAGTCTGCCATCCTCAAGATGCTCAAGTCCTACCCTCAATTCAAGGACGCGTTCTTTTGCTACGTGGACATCACTACCAAAGATGTTGGTGACTTCCTTATTCCCAAGATACGTGACATTGACGGTGTAGAAGTATGTTCATTCATACCCAACGAAGAGTTCGGGTTCCACTTCAAAGGCCGCAAGGTTGTGATGATGCTCGATGAGATCGGCAAGGCACGTGGTGGTGTGATGAACGCATGCTTGCGTCTGATGAACGAGCGGTCACTGGGTGTGAATGTGCTAGACGGTGTTGTGTTTGGTACAACTAACTTGTCTGTCGAGGGACTAGGTGACAACGTGCCGCCACATGCTCTCAATAGGGTGACCCGTGTACGTGTCAAGAAGTCTGACGCACCGACATGGATCGAGGACTATGCGATTCCCATGGGCATCAACCCTGTCATCATCGGCACCGTGGCCGAGTACCCTGAGATGTTTGCATCGTTTGAGGACTACGAGAAGCCCGAGCAGAATGTTTACATCAGTGATCCCCGTACTGTGCGTGGTGCTGTTGTGACACACCGTTCTATGGAGCGTGCCGCCTATGTGTATGAGCACACTCGTATCTTGGGTGATGCTGTGATGTGTCACGCACTGGCTGGTACCGTGGGTGAAGCGGCTATGCACAACATCTTGACGATGGACAAGATGGACTCACAACTTACACCGTGGGATGAGTTGATCAAGTCACCCGAGACTGCGACTGTGCCTACGTCTGCCGCCGCTACATGTATGTTGGTAGCCAAGGCTGTGCATCGTATTGAGAACAGCAACATCGTTGCATGGATGAAGTTCTTGAACCGCATCCCCAAAGAAGCGCAGGGTTTGTTTGCCCGTAGCGTTATGTCAGAGAAGTGCCCCAAGCGTTTGGTTGCCGCACGTAACACCGAGTTCGCGTTGTGGGCATCTGCCAACAACTTCATGTTCGCTAAACAATAATTCCCACTGTGGGAAATCAAGGAGATACCTATGTCATTCTTAACACAACTCAACACGTTGACACCCATGCAACGTATCCAACGTTGCCACGTAGAGCTTATGGGTCACCCTGACACGATGGAGTATGCGTCTGTCATCATGGTCGGTAAGTACGAGGTGCGTGACGATGTACCCACTGCCTGTACCAACGGCATCGACTGCAAGTACGGTAGCAAGTTCATCAAGGACATGAGCGACTCTGACTTGCGTGGCCTCATCATGCACGAGAATCTACACAAGGTATTCCAACACATGTTCTTGTGGCAACATCTCTACAAGGAAGATGGCCGCACTGCTAACATGGCATGCGACTACGTGATCAACATCATCATTGATGATATCCGTAAGCGTACTGGTGGGTTTGTCACACTGCCCAAGGGTGGGTTGCTTGACCGCAAGTACGAGGGTATGGACTCGCAGACTGTGTACAACATGTTGCGGGAAGAGGGTAACGATGGTGGATCTGGTGGTGGTGAAGGTGAGGGCTTTGACGATCACGATTGGGAATCGGGTGATGCTATGTCACAAGAAGAGATCGAGCAGATCGGCAAGGACATCAACCAAGCTATTCGTCAGGGTCAACTGATGGCGGGTAAGTTGGGTGGTAACAAGTCACGTGAGTTGGGTGCGCTCATGGAGCCAAAGGTTGACTGGCGTGAACAGTTACGTGACTTTGTTTCATCCACTGCTGTAGGCAAGGACATCTCTACGTGGCAACGTGTTAGCCGTAGATGGTTGCAACACGACATGTACATGCCCTCGACTATCACTGAGAACGTTGGCCGCATCGTGATCGCCATTGATACGTCCGGTTCGATTGGCACTGCTGAGTTGTCCAAGTTCTTGTCTGAGGTGCAGGGTATCTGCATCAACACCAAGCCCGAGAAGGTTGACCTATTGTATTGGGACAGCGACGTCGCAGCTCATGAAGTGTACACACAGGAACAACTTGATAAGCTCACATCATCGACCAAGCCCGCCGGTGGTGGTGGCACTGACGTGGCGTGTGTGTCCAAGTATCTCAAGGACAATCAGATTCGTCCTGAGTGTGTGATCGTCTTGACTGACGGTTACATCTACGGTGATTGGGGTACATGGACTGCCCCCGTGCTGTGGACTATCGTAGGTGGTAACAAAGTTGTACCCCCCATGGGCACGACCATCCATCTCGACTGACGTATGGGTCTCTCTATAGAGACCTGTTCCCTCCCCCTCCTAACCTAACTGAAAGTAAATCATGAAAACTACACGCGAAAACTTTGTTGGTAACATTGACTTTGATCGTTTCCAACGTAACGCAGAGAAGGCACGTGAGCTTGGCCACGAGCACTGGATCGGTGACATACCAGTGCGCAAAGAAATGGTGGCGTTCTTCAAAGCATTCAAAGACAAACGCTACAACATCGTGCCGTGCATTGACGATAACACCAAAACTATTTGGAAGCGTAACGATGATGGTGAGTCTATTGCCGTACCCGTATACAACACATTGGGTATCACGTTCCCTGATGCGACTGACTTCAGGTCAGGCAAGCTACACATCATGGGTGATGCCGAGGTGCAGTACTGTGTAGAGTCAAAGAAGATTGAGAATGAGAAGTATGCTTGCCACAGTGATGGCTACAACATTCGTCAGTCCAAAGATATTAAGAAGGCACTGAAGGTTGCGATGACTTATCTCAAGCCGCTTACATACGATGACATCTTGGACAGATGCCGTGACCCACTGCACCGAGGTATCGAGCACTTACGCTCACCCGCACGTGAGAGGTTACATGAGAGACTGAGCATCCAACGTAACGACATAGCACAAGAAGTTGCTCACATGATTGCATCGGGGTATGTACCAAGTACACCGTCATTTAAAATTGCTGTAGACTTGATAGCCCAAGAAGGTGCAGAGCTTAGACGTATGCAGGACTACAAACCCCGTGCATGCTTTGTGTGGGTCAAGCCTAATAGTTTGTCTTACAAGTTCACCGATGAGACGCAAGTCACAGAGTGCACTAGCATGGATGATGTGCCTGAGTTCGTTCGTAATAAGTTAGCCGTGTTGCAGATCGCAAAGAACGGTGACGCTATTGCGGATGTTGGCATGCGTGTATCAGACATTACTTATTGGGTGTTCGCATGAGTCAAGATGACCTAATGAAATTGCGTGTAGAGATGGCATTGGCAGAGGTAAAAATTAAGTTCGAGGCACAGTGCAACCTACGTGAATGGACATGGATGATGCAAAAGGGAGAGCTTAAAACAAACGATGTCATTCGTGTGGAAGTGAATGACAATGGGACAGTTAACTTGTATGACTTCACGTTACCGAGCAAGGGAGGAATGAAACGTTTAGACATGTCACAAGAAGATGTAGAGCCGTGGATCATGGAGTCAATATCCATGCTACGAATCGCAGAGACAAACGACTTAGTACCGGAGTTGGGATTCAAAGTATCCGATACCTTGTACTACATATTAAACAGAGAAGGAGAGATGAGATGAAAGATGTATACAGAACAAGTACAGGGATTGAGATTGGTTGCATGTACAAAAAACCTATGCACCAACTTAACCATGACGAGGAAGAAATTCAACGGGCATTGCTAGGGATACGAGGCCCAGATCACATGTCAATGACACTGTACATAATCTTTTTAGTTGTGTTGTTCACAACGCTGGCGCTGACCATTGGGAGTGGACGATGAACGATCATGAGAGTAATTTATACGACTTGTATGCGGGGTTTGCGATGATGGCGATGCTGAACAAAGCACCCAAGTCAACCAAGCCCGAAGAGATTGCAAGTGTTGCACACGAGCAAGCCAGTGCTATGCTCAAAGAGCGTAGCAACTTACGTAAAGTACAAGAGGGCGGTATTGCTGACATCATTAACAAGTGGGAGGGTTGAAGTATGACGAGCGACGAAATTTTTAAACTGATTGAAGACAACGGGCTAACCCTGCATGGTGACATAGAACACTTTGCCGCCCTTGTTGCTGATCATGTTTACGCAAAGTATTTGGAGCAACCTACACCAAACTTAGCAGGTGTAATTTCAATAACCATACCTGAACCCGTTGGGTATCTTTGTGAGAACGCAGTGGGGCACAAGTACTTTAGATGGAAGAAACCGCCTAGTACTTACAAGCCGATTGCTTTGTACACCACACCACATAAGGAAAAATAATGCCAAGACCTAAACCGCCAATGCCACTGATAGGACGCCAAGTACGTATGTCAGATTTAGATTGGTTGATGTTCCAAGACATGGGAGGTGCTGATTGGTTACGCAAACACTTGAAGGCCAAAGCAAGACTACCCATTAAACACTACGAGATGTTATTGAAAGGAGAGAAGAATGACACCGGAAAAGAAAGTCAAAACTAAAGTGGTTGCCATACTCAAAACGTTTGGTGCGTACTACTTCTACCCCGTCACCGGAGGTTACGGTGCATCGGGCGTACCCGACATAGTTGGGTGCTACAAGGGCAAGTTCTTTGCGATTGAATGTAAAGCAGGGAAAGGTAAAACAACTGCGCTTCAAGAGAAGAACATTGCTCAGATCATTGCACAGGGTGGCGCGGCTATCGTGGTCAATGAGGACAACATACCGGATGTTGATAAGTTAATGATTGAAATAGATATGGGAGAGAGATGATGAGCATAGATGAGAACAGATTATTGATTGCATTGAAACGTCTTGCTGAGTCTGCGGATGGGTACATAGACGATGGCTCTTGGTGCGATGCGTTAGTACAAGACATTACAGATGCACATAAATTGATAGACCAAATACTTGAGGCAAGGAATTTTGAAAAATCAAAAGGAGAAACCAAATGAACACCTTGATGGAAGAGAAGATCAAGCAAGCATTTCAAGAGTGGAAACAAACTGAAGTAAAGGAACTTATCGTGGAAACAGACAGCAGAAACAAACAACTGTCCAACACGTTGTTGGATATGATTTCAAAGAACCCCGGGATAACGGGTAAAGCGTTACGTGCATACATTGCCAAGGAAATGCCAACCGTACCCGTAACGTATGTGCCTGCAATCCTCAAAGGTTTTTATGACAAGAACTTTGTGAATCGCATTGAGGTAGCCCCTGATGGTGAGAAGGGCAGGACAACATTTTCCTACACAGCAGTGCCAGTAGCAGTACGTGCGAACATGCCCAAGCGTGAGAAGGTCAAGGCATATACAAAGAAGAAAGCCAAGGTAGCCAAGGTTAAAGAAGACAAGGGCATCACAGGATTAGTACCCGCAGAACGTACAGAGCGCGTAGTGACCCGCCCACTGGCTGTTGGTGCAACAACTTTGCACATCACTATCTCTACATCACTCGGCGCTTACTCTATGCAGTTAGAAGAGGCCAAGTTTATCTACACGCAACTCAATCAAATCTTTGGAGGTGTGCGATGAGCAAGGTTAAAGAAGCACTGCACAAGTTGGAAGAGGCGACTGGCCATGCACCCCGTATGTTCGGGGAAGTATTTGAAGACGGGCAATTTCGTGGTCACTACAAGATAGATGACGTGCCAAGACATGCCATGGTGATAGGTGACTATCTGCTGTGGCCACTGGATGGTGGTGAAGAAATTGGTATGGGGTATCGACCAACAGGTGAGATGGGTATCTTTAAGACGGCTGACTTTGAGCCGTACTTGAAAGCATTTTTTGGATTGAACTTTTAAGGAGAACGATATGAGCAGACCGGCATTTCCATCAGAGATTTCAAGTGGCATGACCTTGCGTGATTATTTTGCGGCAAAGGCTATGCAAAGTTTTTTAAGTGGGGACTACGACTTGTACCCACATGAAGCGGCACAAAAAGCGTATGAAATAGCAGAAGCAATGCTCAAAGCGAGAGACGAATGAATCTCATAACACTAGACTTTGAGACGTACTACACCACTAAGGACTTGGGGTTCAAAACCCAAACGACTGAAGAGTATGTACGTGACCCACGGTTCGAGGTGATCGGGGTGGCGGTCAAGGTTAACGATGAGCCTACACAGTGGTGCAGTGATTCGTTGGATGAGATCGACCTTTGGTTACACCAATTCGATTGGGACAACAGCATGGTGGTTGCACACAATGCGATGTTCGACATGGCGATATTGAACTGGCACTTTGATATCAGGCCAAAAGCTATTGCGGATACCTTGAGCATGGCACGTGCTATCAACGGCATCGAGGTAGGCAACAGTCTCAAGAAGTTGGCACTGCACTATCAACTAGGTGTGAAGGGTGAAGAGGTTCTACAGGCCGTTAACCTGCGGCGGCGTGACTTCACAGAGCAACAGCTTGCAGAGTATGGGGCGTACTGTAGAAATGACGTTGACCTGACCTACGACTTGTTCCTGACCCTGCTACCTATGTTTCAGAAGGTTGAGTTGAAGTTGATAGACCTGACGATCCGGATGTTCACAGAGCCACAGCTCCGCCTAGATGAGTCACTCTTACAGCAACATCTTGTAGATGTGAAAGAACGCAAGCGCAAGCTGCTCGATGAATGTGGCGCGAACATCGAAGACCTGATGTCCAACCAAAAGTTTGCCGAAGTCTTGCGTGGGTTAGGCGTTGAGCCGCCCATGAAGATTAGTCTGACTACGGGTAAGGAAGCGTTGGCGTTGGCTAAGTCTGATGAAGGGTTTAAGGCTTTGGCCGAGCACCCTGATGAGCGCGTACAGACACTTGTTGCCGCACGATTGGGTAACAAGACTACGTTGGAAGAGACACGTACCGAGCGTCTCATCGGGATTGCGGGAAGGGGAAAGATACCTGTTCCCCTCTCTTACTACGCCGCACACACCGGACGGTGGGGTGGTTCAGACAAGATCAATTTCCAAAACTTTCCCTCGCGTGGTGATAACGCAGGAAAGCTCAAGAAGGCCATCCTTGCACCCGAGGGTCACGTGATCATTGACTGCGATTCTGCGCAGATCGAGGCGCGGGTACTTGCATGGTTCGCACAGCAAGATGATTTAGTGGAGGCATTTAGAAATGGCGAGGACGTATACAAGATCATGGCATCGGCTATCTACCGCAAGGAAAGAGAAGAGGTCACCCCGTCTGAAAGATTTGTTGGCAAAACCACCATTCTTGGAGCGGGTTATGGCATGGGCAGTGCGAAGTTCCAAACGCAACTCAAGACTTTCGGCGTGTCGGTCAGTGCAGAGGAGTCTGCAAGGATTATCTCTACCTACCGTGGTACCTATCCTAGTATCCCCACCCTATGGAAGTCCGGTTCCACGGCGATTGATGCTATGAGTAAGAAGCGTACCGCTACGTGGGGTAACGGGTGTATCAGCATAAGTGCAGAGGGAATCCTGATGCCCAACGGGTTGTATCAAAGATACCCAAATTTACGAAAAGTACGAGACAAAGACGGAAAAGACCAGTATATTTATGATTCACGCAAAGGCGCGGTGAAGCTATACGGCGGCAAGTTGACAGAGAACATTTGTCAGGGCTTGGCACGTTGCATCATTGGCGAACAGCTAATCAAGATCAGCAGGAAGTATCGTGTGGTACTCACTGTTCATGATGCTGTGGCGTGTGTGGCACCAAAAGAAGAAGCACAGGAAGCTATGGCGTATGTGATGGAGTGCATGCGATTTGTACCGTCATGGGCAGAGGGCATCCCATTGAACTGCGAGGCAGGGATAGGAGAGAGTTATGGAGACTGTTAAAAGAAAACCACGCGCACACGGCGCAATAGTTAAAGGGCACACCATACCCTACGGTACTCTTGTGGGTGCAAGTGCTGAGTTGCATAAAGCGTATTACTACCACGGGTACAAAGAAGATTGGATGTTGCCCGAAATTCCATGCCCACCGTATGAGCATCGTGAGTGTCATGACCCCGAAGAAGAGTTGTTCAAGAAAGAATTGGTTGAGCGTGTAGAAGCGGTTTTGGATACGTTGACCCCAAGAGCCAAGAAGGTAGTGTGTTTACGGTATGGGATCGGCCTGACACACGACTACACACTAGAAGAAATTGGCACTAGGTTTGATGTAACACGTGAGCGCATTAGGCAGATTGAAATGAAAGCAGTACGTGATTTAAAACATCCAGTACGTTCCAATAAATTGCGAGAGGTGCTTGGGCAACGTCTGTTGTCAGACAAGAGAGCGGGTAAAGAATTAGAAGCGCAAGCGGCACAAGTGCAGTGGGCAAAAGAACGTAACGCCGCACATCAAAGAGATATGGCACGGGCACAAGCAAAGGTTGATCAAAAGCTAAAAGAAAAACAACGTGAGCAAGAGCTTGAAGAGATGTACAAAGAAGACCTCAGATTACGTGAGAAGTGGGAAGACATAAAACCAATGGTGTCCGACACTGATTGGATAGAACATTTGAAGACAGAAAACCCTGAGATGTATCAAGAGTTGCGGAACGTAGTGACATATATTTGGGGTTACAACGCAGACAAAGTTTGGGAAATGTACGCAGAAAAGGAGAAGATAAAATGAGAGAGTTTATTGAATATATCAAGCGGCTGTTTGCTCCTGTGTCCCCTGCGGTCACGGATGAGCATTGCCCGTATTGTCATGGCCTTGGCTATGACGCAAGTGGATTTACATGTAGCTGTTTAAAGGAGAAGAAATGAACGAAGAAGATTACCAAGCAGTACGTAAAGTGTTGCTTGACACACTGGAACAACTAAACAACACACGCAACGACACACTAGAAGAAGTTGCCAAAGAGTTTGAGAAGATGCCGTTCGGTGACACCACCGCATCGTTTGCTGTTTTTGTGAGAGGGATGAAGAAATGATTAAGTACGACCACTACGATGATGCAATCATTGGCCCTGCGCTTATATGGCGCGACCAACAACGTGTTGGTGTGTTGGTATATGACGCTGAAAAGATCAGGGAGATTCTGATGCGCGATGGTATGGATGCCGAGGAAGCCCGTGAGTTTATTGAGTTTAATATCGAAGGCGGTTACTTAGGTATTGATACCCCTGTACTGGTGTGGCCTCAAGATGAATGGGATGGTGAGTATGACTAGAGAAGATATTGTTCGTATGGCAAAAGAAGCGGGCATGGAGTCATTTGATATTTGTGTTGAATTAGATGACTTTGCCAAGCTAGTAGCACAACATGAGCATGAGGCGATTCTTGCAGTCATTGGGGATAACCAATGCGAGTGCAGATGCTCAGAAGTTGTTAGAGATAGAGGTAAAGTATGAAAAAAGCACCCGCATGGAGTTACTCAAGCATCACGTTGTTTGATCAGTGCCCAAAGAAGTATTACCACATGCGTGTGGTGAAAGATATCAAAGAGCCTGAGAGTGAAGCGATGCTATACGGCACTGCGGTACACACCGCCGCCGAAGAGTACGTGCGGGATGGCACACCGATCCCCGAGCAGTTTAAATACATGGAGCCTCTGCTAGAGAAGCTGATGAAGATTGACGGTGAAAAGATTTGTGAGTTGAAGATGGGCATCAAGAAGGTGGACGGTAAGTTCGCACCTTGTGGCTTCTTTGACAAAGATGTTTGGTATAGAGGTATAGCCGACCTACTGATCATCGACAGTAAGAAGAAAGAAGCCCGAGTCATTGACTACAAGACGGGCAAGAGCAGTCGTTACGCAGACCCAAAACAACTGGCACTGATGGCGGCATGTGTGTTTGTGCATTACCCTGAGATTGAGTTTGTTCGTGCGGGGTTATTGTTCGTAGTCTGCAAGGACTTTATACCCGTGGATTTCCCTATCCACAACAAGTTTGACATCTTCACCAAGCTAGATGATGTGCTTGTTTCACGTGAAACAGCATACGAGACTGGAGTCTTCAATCCCAAGAAAAACTTCACTTGCAAAGCATGGTGTCCTGTATCAGAATGTAGCCATAACGGAAGGAATTGACATGCCCTATAAGAACCCCGCTGACCGTAACGTCAAGCGCGAATACGATTTAGAGAAGCAACGAGCGGGTGCACACGAAGCGCGAATGGAGCGACAACGTGCACGGCGTAAGCTAGACAAAGAAGGCAAAGATGCCAACGGTAACGGCAAGGCTGACATACGTGAAGGCAAAGATGTTGCCCACACAAAAGCCCTGTCCAAGGGTGGCAGTAACAAGAACGGTGTGCGTATTGAGAGCGCATCGGCCAACAGATCATTCAAGCGCGGGTCGAACCACAAGGTGGTGTCTGAGACAAGCACAAGAGAGCGCAAGAAAAAATAGTTTCTCGAATAGTCTGCGAGGTAAGGTACGAGTAGTAGCAGACGGGGGTTATGAGATTGACCCGTATAACCGTATCAGTCAACGATGTTTTAAAACTTTCGACAGCGAGTTGACCGTCTAGGACACGCAGACGTTAAAGCGAAGTGGGGTCGGGTGGAAGCCCCGAACTTATAAAAAGAACCTGACACACACCGTGTTCAGGACGTTAGTCATTGGAGAGAAGATGAGAAAAATTTCAGAGCGAGAGATGAGATTGACGATTGGCATGATGCGTTCGATGGCGAGTTGCAAACCCATAAGCCCGTTTCACTTGCAAGCGTCAAAAGATATGGAGCGCATGCTAGAAGAATTATTAGAGTTGCGTAAGAAAATAAAGGAGAAGAAGAGTGCAGATCATAGATAACCGTGCGTTACTGCTGAAGGTACGTAATCCCGACAGAATTACTACGGTGATTCCAAAGAGCAAAGTTTTGTCAGATGACGGGGAGATAGCAGAAGTCTTGGTGAATTGGGATTTGGAAGAGTCCATCGTTTTGAAGAACCTCAAGATCAAAGATGTTCCCTCGCCCATCAACGCTTCATACAACTGGCCCGGGCTGTATAAACCTTTCGCACACCAAAAAGTTACAGCGTCTTTCTTGACGATGCACAGGCGCTCGTTCTGTTTTAACGAACAGGGTACGGGTAAGACTGGCTCAGTCATTTGGGCATCGGACTACCTACTATCAAAGCGCATCATCAAGCGGGTACTGGTGATCTGCCCACTGTCCATCATGGAGTCGGCATGGCGTAATGACTTGTTTAAGTTTGCTATGCACCGCAAGGTGGACACTGCCTATGGCAAGCCCGAGAAGCGCAGGGAGATCATCGCAGGGGATGCTGAGTACGTCATCATCAACTATGACGGGGTAGAGATTGTTGCCACTGACATCATCAAGGGCGGCTTTGACCTCATCGTGATTGACGAGGCTAACGCCTATAAAAATCCCTCTACAAAACGTTGGAAGGTGTTAAACAATCTGCTGAAGCCACACACATGGCTGTGGATGCTGACGGGTACACCCGCATCACAGTCGCCACTGGATGCCTACGGCATTGCCAAGCTAGTAAACCCCGAGGGTATCCCACGTTTCTACGGGGGGTTCCGCGATCAGGTCATGCACAAGATCACGCAGTTCAAGTGGGTGCCCAAGTTAGAGTCAGAGCAAGTTGTTCATAAGGCACTACAACCCGCAATACGTTTTACCAAAGAGCAATGCTTGGACTTACCTGAGATGACTTACGTAACGCGAGACGTACCTCTTACTGCCCAACAGGAGAAATACTACGAGTTGCTACGCAAGCGTCTTATCGTACAAGCGGCTGGTGAGGAGATCACTACAGTCAACGCCGCTGCGAATTTAAACAAACTCCTACAATTATCTGGTGGCGCGGTGTATTCAGATACAGGAGAAGTAATCCACTTTGATGCAAGCAACAGACTTGCAGTGCTACGTGAAGTGATCGAAGAGTCTAGCCACAAGGTGTTAGTGTTTGTGCCATACAGACACGCCATCGAGGTGGTTGCAGATGACCTACGTAAGCACGGGTACCCGACAGCCGTCATTCATGGCGGTGTGTCGGTGGGGAAACGATCAGAAATCTTTGAGCGTTTCCAAACAAAGGATGACCTACAAGTACTGGTCATCCAACCACAAGCGGCCTCGCACGGGGTAACTCTGCATGCCGCCAACACCATCGTCTACTGGAGTCCAGTGATGTCAGTCGAAACCTACCTCCAAGCCAATGCGCGTGTTCACCGAGCGGGGCAAAAGAATCCCTCAGTGGTGGTGCACTTGCAAGGCAGTGGGGTAGAACGCCGGATGTACAAGATGCTAGAAAACAAGGTAGACATTCACAATCGCATGATCGACTTATACGGGGAAATACTTAGATGAAATATTCTTGACAATGTAAAGTTTATGTTATTATCCATACACAAAACAAAAAGGAGAGAGCTATGACCGAGACAATATCGGTTGATAAACTCGTCGCCGTCTACATCAAGATGCGCGACAAACGTGCCGAACTTTTACGTTCATACGAAGAAGCTGACAGCACGGTAAAGACACAGATGGAAGTTGTGGAGACCAAGCTATTGGACATCTGCAAGGAGATCGGTGTTGATCGTCTTGGTAGCACTCACGGTACGGTAATGCGTACGGTGAAGACACGCTACTGGACAAGTGACTGGGAATCAATGCACAAGTTCATCTTGGAGAAGAAGATGCCCGAACTGCTTGAACGCCGTATCAGTCAGACAACCATGAAACAACTGTTGGAAGAGAACCCCGAGCTTATGCCCATGGGTTTGAACACTGACAGCAAGTACAGCGTAACTATAAGGAGAACCACAAGTGGAACTTGAACAATCATTGACCGTGCCCGAAGTGGCAAAGATGTTGCGGATGTCACGTCAGACAATCTACAACATGGTCAAGGCGGGGGACATCCCCCATTTTAGAGTAGGCAACAAAGTGCGTTTCAATCGCGCCGATCTTGATGCCTTAATGCAAACCAAACCTGTAACAACTGGAGAAACCAAATGAGCGAAATGACACTTTTTTCTAAAGGCGGCAACACACTACCTGCCCACCTGAAGAACCTACAATTAGATGCAACCACAAAAGCCTTGATGGGTGGCAGTGGTAACGGCGGCGGTAAGCGTATCTCCATTCGCGGCAACGTGTTCCGCATGATGGTCGATGGCAAAGAAATTGCACAGAACGAAGACCGTGCAATGAACATTATTATTGCGGCGGCTAACGCCAACGTATCGAGAACATTTTATGCAGGAACTTATCAAGAAGGCCAAGCCATGGCACCCACATGTTGGTCAAACGATGGTGTCACACCCGACATCAAGTCTGAGCAACCACAAGCAAGCAAGTGTGCTTCATGCCAACAAAACATCAAAGGCTCCGGCCAAGGTGATTCCCGCGCATGCCGATTTAGTCAACGCCTTGCCGTCCTCTTGGAGAACGATATTCGTGGAGACATTTATCAACTGACTCTCCCTGCGCAATCAATCTTTGGTGCGGCTGAGAATGGCAAGATGCCTTTGCAGTCATACGCAAAGTTCTTGGGCAGTCATGGTTTGCCAGTAACCGCAGTCGTTACCGAGATGCGTTTTGATACTGCAAGCGCAACACCACGCCTGACGTTCAAGGCAGTGCGTCCTTTGAACGAAGAAGAATTGGCAATGACCCAAGACAAGGGTCAGTCTACCGAAGCCAAACTTGCTATCGCCGCAACTGCCGCGCAGATGGATGGGGCTACTAAAGCGGAATTCACACGTCCCGCCGCAGTCGAAGCTCCCAAAGCGGAAACCAAGGTACAGGCTGAAGCTGTTGAAGAAACAGCAGAGCCAACCAAACGCGCTAAGAAAGCCGCACCAAAAGATGTGGCTGACATCTTGGACGATTGGGCTGAAGAGTAATTGGTTTCGGGGGGAACGCTGTGCAAAGGCTTTTTGAGCTTGCAGACGAGCAGTTAGTACCCCCACCTCAAAGGAGAGCATCATGGACATACTAGAACTTGCGGCAGAACACGAAGAGTTGTTTAGCAAAGAGTTTATGAAGTGGTTACCTGACAACTTGCATGTATGGGAAGCGTTTTGTGACCAAACATTTAAGATCAGAAAAACTGGTTTTAAACATTACTCTGCACGTACCATCGTGCACTACTTGCGACATCACTCTGCAATCACTGAAGCTAGTGGACAGTGGAAGATTAACAATAACTACAGTCCGTACCTTGCACGATTATTTGATAAGAGATTTCCAAACCTTGCGGGGCTTTGGGAATACCGAGAAACAAAACGTGCCAAGTTAGACCACACACCACTATTTAACAACTATGAACAACAGAGGCTATTCCCGTAAATTTGTTGATGCGAACAATAAGGCAGACCCATTTCATGTGGGTGTGCAACTTGGACGTATTTGCATACAACGTGACATTCCAGTACAGGATGTAGCCGAACACTTAGACGTATCACGTCAGGCCATTTACATGTGGTTCTTGGGGAAAGCACTGCCACACCCGAGCAAACGCAAAGTATTATGGGAACTGCTTGACCGCCTAACGGCCAACGCCGTAACTTGATCCCGCGCCCATGGTCTATCGCCAGTAGACCGGAAGGCTTATCTGTCTGTAAAAGAGAAAACAATGACAACACGGAACCCCTTTCTCACATCTGTACTTGCCTCTGAAGGTTTGTACTGTGTGGTTGGATTGAAGAAGGGTGCGCCGAGGCAGACTTTTGTAGAAACGATTGATGAGATTGATGGAGTCGTAGATGGACTTATCTCGCAGGGGTTTGACGCATACTTTGGATGCGCTAAATATCTTTTGGAAGATGAAGGTCGCACAGCAAAGAACGCAAAATGGTTTAAGGCTTTTTGGCTTGACCTAGATTGCGGTGAAAACAAACCATACGACACGCAAGCATCCGCATTGGATGCACTCAGAATATTTGTTAAAGCAACAGGGTTACCTCGACCCACTATCGTTAACTCAGGACGTGGCATACACGTTTACTGGACGCTGAAGGAGACCATCGGTTACAACGATTGGAAACCAACAGCCGAAGCACTGAAGAAATTCTGTGCCTCATACAATCTGCTTGCTGACCCTGCGGTCACAGCGGATGCCGCACGAATACTGCGTATACCCGAGACGTTGAACTTCAAGGACAACCCGCCAAAGCCTGTATCTGTAATGGTCGAGTCGCAGCCGGTAGAGTTCACACGGTTCAAGACGTTGATAGGTGTAGAAGAGGAAGACGATGAACCGAAAGGTTTGTTTGGTTCTGACGCACCACCACGCCGACCAATAGATGCAACGACCCGCGCATTGATGGGTAACAGTGTGTCCCGTTTTGGGACTATCATGCGCAAGAGTGTCGAGGGTGAGGGATGCGCACAACTACTGCGTATCTATAAAGAGCAAGAGACCGTTGAGGAGCCGCTATGGAGAGCGGGTCTGTCTATCGCCATTAACTGCGAAGACGGTGAGAAAGCGATCCACAAGATCAGCAATCAGCACCCTGAGTACGACCCGCAAGAGACGTTCAACAAGGCACACGCACTACTGGAGAAACCATACAAGTGCGCTACGTTCTCAAGCATTAACTCTGCACCCTGCAACGACTGCCCACACAAGGGCAAGATTACTTCACCGATTCAGATTGGTTCACGCATTGCCGAAGCCAAGGCAGAAGACAACATCGTTGTCATGCGCAACGCCATACTGGAAGAGGAAGTCACGGTTGAAATACCTGACTACCCATACCCATACTTTCGTGGCAAGAACGGCGGTGTGTACAAGCGGGGTTGGGGTAAAGACGAGAAGGGTGAAGATGAAAAGGACGAGTTGATCTACGAGTACGACTTCTATGTCGTGAAGCGATTGACTGATCCTGACACAGGAGAATCTTTGTGGATGCGCCTACACATGCCCAAGGACGGAATCCGTGAATTCTCCGCGCCACTATCAAGCGTTTTATCTAAGGACAAGTTGCGGGAAGTCTTGGCATACCAAGGTGTCACTGCATACAACAAAAGATTGGATTTACTTATGGGCTACATCACCAAGTGGGTGCAAGAACTTCAGCACCTAACAGAAGCAGAAAAGGCACGTCAACAGTTTGGTTGGCATGAAGACGATACCAAGTTTGTTATTGGTAATCGTGAGGTCACGGCATCGGGCGTGAACTACAGCCCGTCATCTAATGCCACTGCGGAGATTGCAAGCTACTACACCAAGAAAGGTACAGTTGCCGAGTGGAAGAAAGTTGCCAACATCTACGCAACTCCCGGAAATGAAGTACGTGCGTTTACACTTTTTGCAGGGTTTGGTTCAGCGTTGTTTAAGTTCACAAAACTTAATGGCTCCATCATTCACCTGACAAACAATGGCTCCGGTGTAGGTAAGACAACGATTCAGCTTGCGGTCAACAGCATTTGGGGCAGACCCATTGAACCGTTGATGAACCAAGAGGATAAGTACTTGGCACGTATGCACCGTATCGCAGTGCTTGGCAATATACCCCCTACCATTGATGAGTTGACCAACATGGGTGACGAGGAAGTCAGTGCAATGGCGTACGCTATTACGCACGGTCGGGGTCGCAACCGTATGCAGTCACAGTCTAATGCTGAACGTAGTAATTCACTGCGCTGGAATTCGATTGCGATTACATCAGGCAACAAGAGTTTGTACGATCAGTTGTATAACCTCAAAGACTTTCCGGAGGGCGAACTGATGCGGGTACTGGAGTTTGCAGTTGCCAAGAACGACACCCTGAGTAAGGCCGAGTCTGACTTGATGTTCAACCCCATGTACGAGAACTACGGTGTAGCCGGAGAAATCTTTATACGTTATGTGATTGCCAACCTACCGGAAGTTCAACGTCTATTGAATGCGATTCAACGCAAGTTTGATAAGGCCGCAGGGTTTACACAACGTGAACGCTTTTGGTCTGCGACAGCGGCATGTGCTCTGACATCCGGCATCATTGCTAAGAAGTTAGGCTTGCATGATATTGATGTATCCGCAGTCTACAAATGGGCAGTGGAAACTCTAAGCAGTATGCGCATTGAAGTCCGCGCTGACAGCATGACACCACTGAGCCGCATCGGTATGTTCTTGAACGAGAAGAACAACAACATGTTGATCGTGAAGAGCACGGTTGATAAGCGGTCGGGTTTGTTTGAATCACCAATACGGGAACCCCGTGGGGAGTTGATGACCCGCTACGAGCCGGATACCAAACTGTTGTTTATCTCCACTAAGGCACTGCGTGAGTGGTGTAGCGAGAACCAAATATCCTATAAGATGGTGTGCGCTGATCTACAGAAGGCCAAGATCATCAAAGGTATTATTAAGAAGAGCATGTCCAAAGGTTCTGATATGACTACACCCTCGGTGTTTGCACTTATGATTGACTGCGCTGTTGCTACTGACCTTGATCCGGAAGTAGAAACTATTACCCATGACGATAACGGCTGATACTGTACCAGTTGCTATAGAATGGCATAAGTTTGTAGTTGGTAGCTCCTTCTACATCCCGTGCCTAGACCGGCAAGATGTTGCCACCCAAGTTGCCGCCTCTGCCAAAGAGCGCGGCATGAAAGTTAAATTCCGTTTTGTTTTGGAAAGAGGCACCCAAGGAGTGAGATTCTGGCGAATCACTTAACAATGTGCTAGAGTTCGCCCTAGCAACTTGTCACTCTCTCCTTGGTTGCTATCTCCTTGAACCCCGACTTCGGTCGGGGTCTTTTTTTAATCACCGTATGCTTCTGCGGCGGCTTGCTTCAAGTAGGGAGCCAGTTTACGGTCGAGCGTTACACCTTGGTACATTTCGTTTGAGATACGCTCACGTGCCTTCACCGACTGAGTGATTGTCTCTTCACTGATCTTTAGGTCAGGGTACTTAGCACCAAGCTCAAACAACTTCTCACGTGCATCCATCATGCCGTCGATATCACCCTCACGCATAGCCGCATAGTACTTCTTCAGTGCGTTCTTCTCGATGGATTTGATGGCCTTACCCTTCTCGGTCATGTACGCATTTTCTTCGTACTGCTTCATCAAGTCAGCAGGGGCAAAGCCAAGCACTTGCATAGCGGCGTTGTATCCGTTCACATCTCCAACCGCATCACCACGCAGAGTGTTAGCGCCTTCGATTGCATAACGACCACCCTTCAAGATGTTGCGGATACCAATAGGCAACATAGCTTCAATACCACGCTCATACTGGCCTTCAGCAATCAGGTCTTTACCACGCAAGATACTGTCAGCAATAGAGTAGGGCGCACCCAAAAGCGTTTCCATGAATTGGGACAAGGCACTTGCGTCAGCCTTGCTACCCTTTTGTTCGCGCCACAACAAGTCAGTCCAACCCACACGATCCGCAATACTCAGATTGGTAAGATAGTTGACCGGCCCTTTAAAAAAGAAGTCACCAAGGAACCCACGCATGACCGTATCAAAGTCATCGTCATCGTCTTCTTGAAACATGTTGTAAGCGGTTTCTGCAATCCAATACAGAGGCATACCTTTCACACCTGCAAAGAGCGCGGACATGCCGTATACACCTGCAAGTTGTTTACGTGCGGCTTTGATTGCTTCAAGCTGTTCGCCTGTTGCACCTTTGGTAGGGAGTGAGCGTCTCATGGTATCGAACAACATGTAGTACATGCTGAACGCAAAACGCTTAAACACCATCAAAACTTTTCCTACGTCACTCTGACCAAGGCTGGGGCCAGACAGCGTACTGCCCGCACCGTGTGTGTATTCCACAAGTGCCATAGCCTTGTCGATTGCCTTGGCTTGCTTCTCAGCATCGCTCAACTTAGAGTTCTTGAGCTTGGCCATTTCCAAATCAAAAGCGGCAACGGCTGTAATCTCACGGTTCATGCGCTCGGCATGGTGAAACATGAAAGAGCCTACCAACGTAGTGACACGTGCTAGTTTGTTTGTGCTGCCATAACCCGATGAATTATCGTTCTCAGAACGTAGTGCGTCACGTGCAGTGGATGTAGCCAGCATGCCACGGTCTTTCATTGCCTCAATAAGACCTTTGTATTGGGTGTACTTACCTTTGTTGACCCAGTTCTCAATAGAGGTCATGGCCTTCTGACTGCTGACATCGCCAGTCAACTCAGTAACATTCTTTGTGAGGCCACTACTCGTGTAGAGTTTCATGGCGTTTTTCAATGCCTCCCCTGCATTCTTAAACCCATACTCGCCACCCAGTTGCGGGAAGACAATCAGCGGTGTCTGCAAAGTGTTGACCAATGCAGAGGATACGTTACCGGCAAGGTTGTAGTAGAACGCAGAAGAGCTTGCAAACTGTGCCCAACCCGCCACAGTAGGATTCATTGCAAACTTACGGCGACCTTCAAACTCGTTAATAAGTTCAATACCAAATGTATTAGCATCACCACGGGCTTGGTTAGCCGTTTCAGTCATGTCTTTTATAAGACGTTGCAATTCAGGGCCATACTGCATGCGGGCCAACTGACGTGCAGTGTTACTACTTACATGGTCAAACACATAAGCGGCATTGTCGATGTAACCACCAATACCAGTACGCTTTTGACGGCTCTTCAAAATGCTGGCTTCGGGCATAGCCTTAACAACAAGTTGTATCAAGTCATTGATAGCATCTTCCCCGGCACCACTGTCCTTCATGATTTTCATGATGTCGGCAAGCATAGTACCGGATGGCACGTTCTTGGCCGTTATTTGATCAGCACGTGAGTAGGCATCAAACTTTGTGGCACCACTGGCTTCTAATTGCTTACGCGCAAAGTCACGGTCAGCCTCAGTCTCAAAGGCTTGTTTCTTGACATCATTACCAACGTTGTACTGCAACCAGAACTGACCTTCGCGGAACAAAGGCGCATAGTGGTCAATACGTACACTAGCGAGTTCTTGCAAAATCTTTTGGTAAGCAGATGCAGACTTGGCTTTATCACCCACCGTAGCCTCGATGTTGCGCTCCAGCGACTTTAAGAACTCTGTGTCAAGAGCTTTGTAGGTGGCAAATAGATCGCGGTATAACTTCTGGCCATTTGATGTAAGTTTCTCAAACCGTGCATGAAGTTTTTTATACTCGGCTTCCTTCTCAGGACTGCCGTCATAAAGTTTTTTAGCTTCTTTATAGGGGCGCACATCAACAGTAGTAGCGTCATGAACCAAAGTAGACCACGCCTGATACTCAGGAGTTTGCCTAAATTCAGTCAACCGCTTGTGCAGGGGGGACATGGCTTCAAGCAGTTTCTCTTGATAACCCGCCATCTCTTCTACCGTATTGGCAAAACGGGCACCCGTCTCACCCAAATAGTTTTTAGAGATTTCACCCAAGGCAGACAAGTTCAACGCCTTGTACATCAACTGACGGCCAACCGTGCCAATCTTCTCCGCACCCTTCCAAAACCCAACAGCACCTTCTTTGTTCATAAGAGGTTGCTTGCGGATGGTGTCGCCCATCTTTGTGAACATCTCTTGCACAACGTTAGGGTTATGCAGGGATTGCGCATACATAGTTTCACCCATGCGCTCGGCAGGGGGTGGGCTGATGATGTCATTCAGCATGCGGTCAATCGCATCCAACGCAGTTTCGGTTTTAGGGGGCAAGCGGAGCAACTGACGTACAGAATTAACCAAACGCTCCCAACCAGTGAGTTTTTCACCTGTGGGCTTGAATTCTTTTAAGCGGTTGCGAAACGCATCATTACTCCACGCTTCCGCAGCGAACTCTTGTATATCTTGCGCACCATAAGTTCCTTCAGTGCCTTTCTTCATTTGATTGAAGAGGGTTGTGACCTGACGGGTGACAGGGTGCGATGGGTTGTCCAAAGTGTGGGACATGGTGGCATGTGAAGACTCATGCAGAATCTCATACTCAGTAGCACCATCACGCAGATACACTGTGTTGGTCTTTGGGTCGTACATGGACTTCTCAGCGCCATATACTAGGTTGACGTTACCAACTTGTTTGGACAAAGACTCTGCAAAAAGTTCTGCTGTCTTAGATGAACCGCTGTCCGCCAGCGCCTGTAAAGCACCTGTCAAGTTATTGTTGGCAAGCTGTTGGAGCACCACCGGGTGAGCCTGCGTTTGTAATTGTGCAAGGTCTGCATCAGCAAGCAAACCGCTGATGTCGGTGTCAGCGTTATCATCTAAGTCACCAAAGTACACATCATCAATGATCTTTTGCATTGACGCACGTTTGGGAGCTTGGTTTTCTTTTTTGATTTGCTCTTTAGTGGCTTTGCGAATGTCTTGTTGTTTTTGCTGTTTTACACGTGTCTTGCTAGAACTCTCGGCTTCTTTTGTGTATTGGGCAATCTTCTGATCTAAGAATGCAACAGACTCGGGAGACAAGTTAGCACGTGCCCATGCCTCGGCATTCTTGGCGTGGATACCGCCTTGACCTTGGAAGAATGCGGCTTCGGCCTTTTCACCAAACATAGGCTCTGGGCCTTGTGGACTCTTCTCAAAGGCTTTCATCTTTGAGTTACGGTAGGGCTGTGGCTGATACACCAAGTCGTTGGCAATTGCATCGAGTGCAAGTTCAGGGTTTACCTTACCAAAATATGCACGGGCATCTTTAGCGACCTCATTTAACTTAGCCTTTGCCACCCCCAACTTCTGTTGGATAGTGGGCAGTTCTGAAGATAAATCAGGACGGGCTAAGATGCCTCGTGGGGCAGTTGTTGCCGCTTGTCTTTGCGCTTCTGTTTGCTGGGTTTGAGTGGTCGTAGTGCCATCAGTTGTGGTTCCTTGTGGTGTAACTTGTGGTGTAACTTGTGGCGCAGTATTGATAGCCTGATTAGCGGGGGTAATTTTTGCAGTTGTATCTACTGTATTAGGCGCTTCAGTTAATGCAGTGGGCTGTTGTCCTTCTCGTCCAGTAGCGTCTCCAACATCCGGCTTAGTAAGAACATCTCCACCTCCGACAGTTGTTTCATCGGTTGTGGCAGTTTTAATACTAGCGGGTTCGCTAACCACGCTAGGGCTTCCTCCACTTGGGGCGGCGTCAGGTCTTGTAGCATCGGGTGCTCCTTTGGGTTTTGCCTTTGCAAGAACACTATCAATCTCAGAACGAAGACCAAGATATGCGTCTTCATCTATGTTCACTGACCCAACCGTAGCGGGGTCTTCTGTAATATTTACAAACTGTTTAGCCCCCCGCACGGTGCTCAAGTCCAACCCTAAAAGTGATTGCCCAAGATTGGTACGTGCCGGAATGTTAAGCAGTGCCAAAGTCTCTTCAGTAACCGGCTGTGTAACGCGAGTTTTAGAAGTAAGTAATCCTGACTTAGTTTCAGCGGCATCAGCAAATGCCGAACCTGCAACCCGAGCCGCATCAATCTCTTCTTGTGCTTTTCGGGCTTTTTCAGTTTCTTCTTGCGCCACTCTAATCTGCTCTTGCAGGTCAGTGTATGCCTCAGAGTTAGGACGCATCTGATCCATGCGGGCTTGAAGAGCCTTGAGATTCTCTTCACGTTGATTGAAGTCAGATAGACCTGCAAACGTTTCACCAAGTTCAGACTCACGTTGCTTACGTGCGTTCTCAAGTGCAATGTCGTACTCAGCTTGCTTCTCTGGCGTAAGAGTACCGGCTTTAGCCTCGGCATCCATTTGCGCTTTGAGTGCTTCTTCAGCTTCTTTGGTATTTTTAAATTCTTTGCGGGCAGTTAAGCCTTGGCTTGTACCACTGACAGTGCCAAACACACCACCACCGATTGCACCTTTGACAAACGATTCTTTGAACCGCTGAATGTTTTCAGGGCCGAACATATCTTTAGTGCTACCTGCAACTTGTTCTGCGGCGGCATTGATAGACTCTTGCGCTGCCTCAGTCAAACCTTCAGTACCTGCGGTCTTAGCGGCTTCTTTGCCAATGTACTTCCACACCTTTGGTGCGGCACCAGATTCTTTGGCCATCTTCTCGATGACCTTCATCTTGCCGTAACCACCAAGTTCACCTAACAATTTGCCGGGGACAATAGCGTCCAAGACAGAAGACAGGCCACCAGCAAGCGCGGCAATACCCGGCTCCATTTTGTCAGTTTCTTGATAGATGCTTTCAAATACTTCGGGTGCATTCTGTGCAAATGAGCCGAGGTACACACCACCATACATTGCGCGTTTACCTGCTACTTCACCAGCCTTTTTGGCGGCAGTCTCTGCGGCGGCACGGCCAGCTATAGATAGTGGGCCAGCTTCCAAAGCGGCACCCATAGCACCACGAGCGGCAATCCTACTACCCACTGCCCCAGCGCCTATACCGGGAATCATTGCAGTCAGTGCAGTAGGGCCAAGTTCGCCTAAAGTTTCAGCAATAAACTGTGCACCCTCATACGGGCTTTCAACTTCAGTGTATGACTTGAACTGCGTAGGGTACTTGGCTTGTAACGCTTGGCGTGAGGCATCGGCTTCAGCCATCTGACGCTGTGCGTACTCATCAAAGCCAAGCGCAGATGCACCCATAGCGGGGAGCGTGTCCCCCAAAGCGATACCTGTTTCCCCCATGCCACGCATGAAGCCCTCTTTCAAGAGGGTGCCAATCCCTACATCTCGCTTTGGAATCTTAAAGTCGTATTGCTTGGCAAGAAGACCAACCTGCTTATTTAATTCCTCGGTAGAGATATTGTCATCAAACCGTACGGGGCCAATCTTAGGCAGGGTAATGATCATGGGTTATTCCGTTGCTTTGTACAAGTCGTTAAACGAAGGAATACTAGCACCACCGCCTTGACCAGCAAGCAATGAAGGCATTGCATTCGCGCTGTATTTCATCCATTCTTGTTGCATAAACCGTTGAGCTTCAATTGGAGCCATTTTTTTGGCTTGTGCCTGCGCTTGTTGGAATTGTGGGCTAGTTTGGAAAGCGGTATAGGCTTTTTGTTCCGCTGTAGCAAGAGTTGCCGCCGCACGTTTATCCCCCGCCGCAATTTGATCTTTAAGGATACCAAGCCTTTCACGACCAAGCTGCAACTGCGCGTTAGCGGTTGCTGCACTTTGATTAAGTTGATCTTTTCTAAGCCCTAACTCACTCAATCCTAATATACCCGACTGCGCCAAACTAGCTTTTTGGAAATTGCCTTGTTGTTCAATTTGCTGACGTTGTAAGGCTTGATTGTTACCGGCAGAAGCAGCGGTTAAATTTAGGTTTGTATATTTATACAAGTTATCAGCGGCGCGTTCTCCAGCCGCTTGAGCGGCTTGATAGTTACCTTTTTTGGCGGCAACCTTCTGTTGCTCAAGGTTATCACGATAATCTTCTAACTTATCTTTAGCGGCACGATTTGCGGCTTCGCCACGAATAAGGTCTTCAATACCCTGACTGCCTTCGTTACCCAAAGCACCTGCAAGGGTACGCTCTTTACTACCGGCAATACGTAGACCCGTTTTAATACCGGTCAAAGCGCGACTAATTGCATTTTCTCTTTCAAGGCCAGCTTCCCGTTTACCAAGACGTTCTTCACGGGCTTCAAAACCGGGCCTGTCCATTTCTTCCAACTTTGTCTGCGTAAGCTCAACAGCGGTCTTTGCGTCCCTTTTTGCGTCTTCTGGTAACTTTTTGGTAAGTGCATCAAGGTTGGTTAATACGGGAGCGGCGGCCTCTTTCATTGTGGGCAACGTAGGCATTTTGAAATTACCAGCACCGGGGATTGCGGGGGCAACGGGAGCCACAGGAGCGGCGGGAGGTTGCGCTTGAGCCGCAGGTGTAGGGGGTGGGGCTACAGCTTGAGTAACGGGTTTAATAGGAGCCTTATTAGGATCCATCCCTGCGGCTTCTAATATCCTACGCGCATTCACTACATCATAGGGCTGATCCCGATAACCTTCACCACGTAAAGCGGCTAATACTGCTTGGTCATCTCCAAGAGGGCTTGGAGTTAAAGCCGCAAAAATACCTCCTGTGGCAGGGCCACCGATTGTGCCCATAAGTCCACGAGACAAAAAGTTACCTGCCCCTGTTGTACTGCCGCGCATTGCTTGCCCCACTGCTTGACCTGCACGATAAGGCCCAGATGTTGTGGGAGCCGTAGGAGCCGCCGTTGGAGTTGCCATTGGTTTTGGAGCTTCACTTGCACTTCTGAACATATCCAAAATGTTCTTTTGAGCTTCAGGACTTGCATTAGCGAATTGAGCGGGGGATATGTTCAACTTCTTTAAGAACTCGCCCATTGCCGCATTTGGGTTTGTTGCAGAGTAAGGCGTACTTATATTGCCCATACCTGTGAACCCAGTGTTCTGATAACGCTCGACCTTACCACCATCTTCAAACGCAATAATGCCACCACCGGCATAGGACTGCGGCAAGTTAGATGGTAGGGCTTCAACACCCTGAGACTGATCTGCTTGAGCGGCTTGTGCCATCACCTGTTGAGCAATCGGAGCACCACCTTGTTGTGGTTGTTGCATGCCAGCACCGGCAATGTTTTGCGCCATCTTGGCTTTAACTTCTGACAACTTTTTGGTAAGTTCTTGAATGAGGGGGATTCCCACATACGATTTAATTGAACCGCTTTGAACACCCGCAATAAGACTTCTCTGTATAGCTTGAATTTCGTCTGGGCGGTTTGCACGTTTAGCCATTGCCGCCATAGAAGCGGCGCGGCGTGACATATCATCTTGTAGGCTATTGAGGCTCATAATTTAACCTTATCGTGGAGTCAAAGCGTTGTTCAATGCCAAAGCACTAACACCGGCTGTACCAAAACCTGCTAATTGATTACCCAATGTAGGCTGTGCTTGATATTGAGTTGTAGTCTGGCCGGGAACGGCGTAACCACGCAACAAAGCGTTGTATTGATTGAACGCAGTCATAGGCGCTTCTTGCGCTTGCGCGTAGTTTTGGATCGCTTGGTTGATGATCTGCTGTTGCTGACTTTGTTGCTGTCCACCGATCTGATTCTGCAAACCAAGAATGCCTGTCTGTGCAGCAAGTTGCTGTGTGCCAAGTTGACCAAGCTGCCCGGCAGCCTGATTGGCTAACCCATAACCAGCTTGTTGTCCTGTGACACCTTGGAGGCCCACTTGAGCACCCTGCATACCTTGCGCAGTACCTGCTAGACCGCGATCTGCGCCTGACAGAGCAAGTTGACCAGAAGCCAAAGCACGGTCTACACCAGCCAAACCAACACCTGCGCCTTGCATAGCGGCTTGAGCACCCTGCATACCTTGGGCTGTACCAGCCAGTTGACGATCCACACCTTGCAAGCCCATACCCGCACCTTGAATGCCAGTTTGGAACGCTTGATTTGCGGCACCAACACCTGCCAAACCGGCTTGTGCACCCTGCATACCTTGGGCTGTACCTTGAAGTCCAGTCTGTGCGGCTTGGAGTCCCATACCGGCACCCTGCATACCTTGCGCAGTACCCGCCAGTTGTTGCTGAAGAGCCTGTAAGCCAAGCCCAGAGCCTTGCATACCTTGACCGTACAAAGACCCCGCCTGACCAAGACCTGCAAGACCTGCTTGTTGACCGGCCATAGCCTGACCAATACCAGATAGACCAAGCTGACCACCTTGCAAGGCAGTACCCAGACCAGATTGCGCACCGCCCAAACCTTGAAGACCAAGATTAGAGCCATACTGCATAGCCTGAATGGCTTTGTCGTAAGCGGTTTGCTGGCCTTGGGCGCGAATGGCGTCCATCTGTGAAGCCAAAGCACGGTTAGCTTCGGCATTCTCAATAGCTTGGCGTGAACCACCAAACGCACCTGCACGAGCGGCGGCGGCTTTACGGCCTTGAGCGGCAATATCAGCTTGGCGTTGCGCACCTTGTATTTGAACATCAGTCACAGCAGACTGATATGGGTTCATGTACTGCTGAATGGCATATGGGCTTGTCATTTGACGAGCGTAATCTTGCCCTGCGGCGGCTTGTTGGGCCGCATAATTACGTGCTTGCCCTGTAATATCTTGCCCTAACGACTCTGCGCGAAGACCCATGCGACCAATGTCAGCGGCAGACTGTCCATACATTTGCGCTTGAGGAGCTAATGCGGCGGCAGATGCGCCATAACCTGAACCTTGGTTGCCATAAAATTGACCACCAGTCATACCAAGTTGAGCGCCTTGTTCTCCATAACCTGCGCCCATTGCACCATAGCGTTGTGCGGCATCAAGAGCAAGTTGTTGACCAATTTGACCAGAACCATATCCGGCTTGACCATAACCTAGCGCCTGATTAGATAAACCAGCGGCTTGTTGACCGTAACCTGCACCCATACCGCCATAGTATTGGCCACCTTGTGTACCAATTTGTTGACCCATCAAACCAGATTGCTGACCTTGCAAACCTGCTTGAACACCCATATTGCCATAGCCGTAAGCCGCTTGTTCACCCATAGCGGCACGTTGTGCGGCCTGTTGAGCCGCTTGCATACCCAAAGCCTGACCCATCTGACCAGACTGGAATCCTGCATTGCCGTAACCTGCGGCTTGTTGTGCAGTACCTAAACCACCTTGGGCTGCGGCGTTAGCGTAACCTGTGGCCTGATTAAACTGACCGGGCACCATCAAATTAGCCGCGTTGTACTGAACCTGCTGTTGCAAGGGGCTAAAGCCCGCTACGTATTTAGAGGGGTCGGTACTGTAAGGTGTGAATGGACGGGTGCCTGTAATTTCATCTGATACCGCGCCTGTTGTTGGATCAGTTACTTGCCTAGTTTGAAATAAATTTTTACCCGCGCCCATGAGCACGTTTTCAACTTGAGGGCGCAACCAGTCAGGCACATTAGATTGGGTTACGGTTGTTTGAGTAGGGCCACCGCCACCACCGCCACCATAAATGATGCGGCCACCTTCTTTGCGGGTTACAGATTCACCAAGGGGTTCACCCATGGCATAAAGTTCTCGGCGGGAATAGCTCATATTAGTACCTCGACTAAGGTGTTGCGCGGTTCAAAGTTGTAACGTTTCCACAAGCGCACAATGGCTTCACGGCCACTACCTTGTATTTTCGTTGCCCCATGCGATTTAAGCAACTCTTTTAATTGCTCAAAAGTAGCTTGGTTAGAAATCAATTTACCGCCAATGCAAGTAACAAACGCTACCCTATGAAGCGGGTAGTTTATAAAGGACACAGTGCAAGCACCATGGATTTGTTTCTCTTCGTCAATAGCAACTAACAGAAGCCACTGCCCAGAAGTTACATATTGTTGTACGTGGTCGATGTTGTAACAATACGCCCAGTCAGGAAAATCATGACCTTTGTTTAATGCGTCTTCAATGTACGGTTTTACCGTAGGCCATATTTGGTGGATATAGCTTACATCTACAGAACGGATTGTTAGGTTCATTCGACATCATCCATCAAAGACGTAATGCCGCCTTCAGCACGGCGCATCACGTTGGGGGTGCCACGCATTTGAGAAGACCGACCAACAATAGCTTGACTTGGGCCAGATGAACGAGGAGGCGCGGGAGTATATTGGCCACTCCCGCCAGCAGTACCCAAATCCATTCTGCCTGTCATCGGGTCGTACCCAGTACCGCCCATCGTGCCCATCATGCCTTCAGGCAGCGGAGCGTCGGGGATGAAATTGTTTCTGCCCATACCTCCATAAGAAGGCTGTTGCTGATAGCTAAATGGCGACTGCATTTGGTACGGGTTGTACTGCTGTTGATAGCTAGGTTGATAGCTAGGCTGTTGAAAGCTAAACGGAGTCTGCATTTGCATTTGTGGTTGGTAGCTTGGCTGTTGAAAGCTAAATGGACTTTGCATTTGGGTTGGTGTTTGCCTCAACAAATTACCAATATTACTCATAGTATTACTAAAACCACCACCGTACACAGAACTATTGGTATATGGGTTAAATGGCTGTTGTGTCTGCGGCATAGACATCTGAGGGCCGTAGTTGTTATAACCACCAAATGATTGAATATCCGTGCGGTTAATACCACTATTTCGCATGAAATCTAAAGTATTACTTATATTTGAGTTTGGATTTTGTTGAAAGTAATTACCAATTGTGTTATTGATATTCCTACGAGACATGCCGGAGTTAAAAGCTGGCGATTGCACGGGCTGTGTGCCATATGTGCTTGTATCAAACTGCGTAGCAGGCCGAGCGTAGTTTTGGTATGACGTGTTGTAGATGGGCTGAAAAAATTGATCAGAACCCGCCATGGGTCTGCCAGTAGGTGAAGTCATACCAGCGTTCTGCACCATCCCACTCCAGTTAGAGTCAGACGGTTTGCCATACATTTGGCTTGCAGAGTCTCTAATCTGGTTACTGGTAAACCCTTGGTTTAACAACTCGTTATAGGCAGTGCCAGATTTCTCCCAAGGAATACCTTTCATACCGGCCAGAGTGTTATACCCTTGTTGAGTATTGACAGCCATATTAGCGTATGGAGGGGTAGTGGTAGCTGTAGAAACCGCTGTATTGCCAGTGTTTACAGTATTACCAGTGTTTACAACGTTGCCAGTATTTGTGGGGGGAATATAAACATCATTAGGGCCACCAGCATCACCACCGGGGCCACCGCCATCACCGCCGCCATCACCGCCGCCACCACCTCCACCGCCGCCAAAGCAACGGCGAACACCACCATAGAAGCCATTAAATTTGTTTGGAATGATCATGGCATTTCCTTATGCGGGCATGTACTTGCGGGGGTTAATCTCACGACCCTGAGACTTACGACCAGTACGTGCAGTACGCACTTTGTCCATCATGGCATAGAGTTGTTTAGCACCTGCGTCAGAGGAGCCGTTACCAAGGTGAGAGACCACATCAGCGGGGACTACAAACTCTTCAGTGGCTAAACGAGCGGGGCGCTTACCTCCAATGCTTGCAGGGATGCTGTCAGACATGCCATCACCGGGGCCTTTGAGCATGCGGCCACCACGTGCGTAATCAGAGTAACTACCTAGATTAGAGATACCACCAGCGGCCATATTAGAAGAATACATAGGTTGCTCACCAACCATACGGTCATAACCACCTGCGGTTAGATCAGTAATGCCACCCTCTGCGTAAGGAGTAACGCCACGATAGTCCGAACTAAGACGAAAACGTTTTAGAGGGCCGTTATATTCTTCAGGAGAATAAGGGTCTTCTCTTCCACCCATAGCACCGGCTAGACCAGAAGCGGCGGCAGTAAACTTGTTGGCTTGTAACGAAGCCATTGGGTCACTGGCAAACTTAGCCATACCCTCACCAAAGGTTGGAGCGGGTGGAGGGGGAACCACTGAAGGTGCGGTAGGTAAAAACGGAGAAGTAGAAGCGGCGGGTAGGCTAGAGATACCTGCGCTACTTAAATTTCCCGTAAGCGGAAGCGCCTGATTCATTGCCGCATTAACACCCGAGGTAGTGTTTGCCAACTGGCTTGCTTGCGCAAAACTTTGACTTGCCGGAATTGGCGTAAATCCTGTAGTAGCAACTGGATTAGCTAACATATTTGATACCGGCAAAGCGTTAGACATTGCCGCATTCGTAGCCATTTCAGTACCCGCAGAACCTAAAGCGGCGGCTTCAGCCCCGCCCGCCGCACCGCCCAAAGCACCGCCAATACCTGCACCAGCACCGCCGGTCAAGCCTCCGAGGAGAGCACCTTTAAGAGGATCGCCACCAGTCAAAGCGGCAGAGCCACCACCCATTGCCGCGCCAAGCAGCATTGCTTCACCAACTCCAGTACCCATGATAGGCTCCTCTATGTTTTGTCATATTCTAGTACTAAGGGGTCACTGTGCCAACTGCCCCAGACCCAGAAATACCAGTTAAATTTTTAGTGATTGTGCCCCCAACGGCTCCAACACTACCCACTGCCCCCGTGCCTTGCACACCCGTCAACTCAACTGGCACTTTAATACGGAGCATTTGACTGGTAGCCTGTACGCCATCTTGAGTATCTCGGTATACGTCACCAATACGAAGATTAGGTAGATCAGCGTCCGTGGGTAATGTACGTAAGTCAAGATTCAAACTTGCTAAATTAAGTTGTTGTACCGTGTTAATGTTATTAAAAAATAACCGAATTACATTACTCAAAGCATTCATGTACGAAACATCATACTGCGCAGGGGCTTGCGGAATATTTGGAGAAGCGCGGTTCTGAAGCATGGACATAGGTTATCTCCTACCGTCCGCTTTAATGTCTAATCTAGGCGCACCTAGTTGCCATGTTGTCCCAATCTGAGTAGAGGCAATTTTAAAAATCATCTGACGACCACGGGCACGTGTGTAGATAATCCCCGTGTACTCTTCAGTAATATTGTAGGTAGAGCCTTTTGTGACAGTACCATTAGCCGCAGTGCCAGTGCCGGAACCAGAACTCTGCAAAGGATATAAAGTCATAGTCACCGCAGGAGTCGGTATGCCCGAGCCTGATGTACCTGCTATAGAAGTTGAACCTGTAAAAGTTAAGTCAGGCACCACTCGCCACACATAACCAAAGTTATGGCCATCACCAATGTCAAATTCTGACGAAGAAATATAAGCCGCAATAGGCGTAATATTGCCAAGATCGTAAGCATCTACACCATCTTCGTGCTGCACCAATTCATAGTTGTAAGTAGCGGCTACAGGCAAAGGTAGCAGACCCGAATCCAACCAAGCTGTGCGCCCCAAATTGCCGTAGTACCAAACGTTTTCTATGTAGTTGTACACCACATAGCGGTCATTCTGTAGGCTGTCTGCGGAACAATAAAACCACCAGATTTCATTAAAGCCTTCGTTTGTACCAGCGTAAACTTGTTGAGTCTGGAGCGTATTAAAGTCACTAAAAACATAACGGCGTAAGTCGCAATTCAAAGTTTGTACACGGCCATCGTATTTATAAAACTTATCAATACCCATCCAATACACTGCACCCGATGCAATCACAGCGGCGTTAGGGCCAATGATCGATACGTTGTCTGCAATAAGTTGTGCTGTCCACACAAAGGGTGGCCCCACGTATTGAAATGAATATAGCGAAGAATCTGTAAACACCACAATCTCTTGACGAGACTGCACAGCGGTAACAATTTCGGAGCCGTGGGATAGTTGCAAACTACCTGCTTGATTTGTAGCCTGTGGAGTCCATGTGTATGGGTCATCTGAATCAGACCAACGAATTAACATTGGGTTTAGGACGCTACTACCATAATCGTTTGTACCAAATATAACCACAAAACGGCTGGCATCAGATACAAGAAGATAGTTTTGATAGATAGGAGTGTCATCGTCACCTGCATCAGCCAAGTCAATACCGCGCTGGGAAATACGTTGGATGCCAGATTGACCACCAGAAGTAGTAATTGGTGTACCCGCAATTGTTGTAGACACATTAAATGTGCCACCTGTGGAATTCACAACAAAATACACTTGCCCAACAGTCAGGCCGGTAGGCAAAGCGCCTGTAGATGTAAACGAAATTGTTGTGCCATCAGGAAATGAAAACCCAACAGGCAGTGTGATCTGACCCGGGGCTGCAATACTAATTGTTATTTGAATTGGTTCGTAACCTACGTTTGCGCTCCAGTAGTAAATGCCTTGACCGCGAGGGCCATAGATTAAATCTTCACCAAAGTTTTGCTGACTCCACAATTGAAGAGCCGAAGAAGTAGTTTGACCATTACCCCATGTACCCGCACCCCAAGGGCCAGCACCCCAACCAACTAAAGGCACTTGATATGCAGGGCCAGTATTAACCTCGTATTGCGTTACAACCGTACCGCCACCGGGAGAACCAGCAACGTCTGTAGCGTTAGCGGTAGCAGATACCGTAATTGTGTAATTGTTGTCATCAATAAACGTAATTTGAAAAGTGCCTGTTAGTACTGAGGCAGTGATGTTGCCACCTAAACCAACAATCCCTCCACCGCTATAGATTACTGTATCGCTATCTACACATCCATGGTTTACTTCAAAAACCGCTATGACCCTTGAACCAGCAGTTGCAGTAAAAGGATTGGTTAATGTAACGGTCTTACGGATTGGGGTGACATCATAATAGTCACTACCTTTGAGAATATAAAAATATAAATTAGTGCCAACACCCACTAAACTTTCACCCGTAAGCGTAATCCAGTTCCACAGAGAACGGCAAACACCTTCAAAGATACTACCAGCAAACGGAGTCCATCCACCAATCTTCTCAGGATTGCCTTGGCGAAAACGAATCTTGTCGCCCTCGTACCAGCCGCCTTCGGTGGTATAGCGTGTGTTCTCCCGGTTGACGCCCGGTTTAAACAGGAATTTTTGTAATGGCATGGGCTACCTTTATTTACTGGCAACGCCTTTGGTCTTCTCAAAAGAACGCATACCGGCAATGCCCAAGATGCCTGATAATATCACCCAAAGCTGGTCTGCGTCTAGCACTGGCGGTGGATCCATACCAACAGGAACCCAACCCATAGCCTGCAAGTATTTCCAGCACCACTGAAACAGCGGGTAGAGTAGAAACTGATAGCCCATAGCCGCTACGCCTATCCAACCGATGGCGGGACGCCAGCCACTGACAAACACGCTACTGGACGAGGCTTCAATTTTGTTGACCTCGATCTGGGCTAGGTCTGTAGCTTGGTCTATGCGCTTCTCTTCAAGATCGAGCTTACGTTGCTCAATCTCCATTTCCATCTTTTCTTTGTCAGTGGTAATTAGGTCGCCCGCAACCTTACCTACAGCTTCAATAATTGATCCAACGGCAAGCAAGCTCATTTCAAACCTTTCAGTGTGCGGTTTAGCCAGCCCTTGAGGAACTTAACTTGCACGGGGTTCTTGTTGCAAATCTCAACGTAGCGGGCAATCTTTGCCAAGGCGTAGGACTCTTTAAACCGCTGACCGTCAGTAATCTGGTTGAGCTTTTCTACAGTCTTAGCGCCGATGCCACCATCGGGGGTAGCACCTACCACGAGTTGCGCCAGCTTCACAGCCATGCCCATACCAGCGTTCACGCCAAAATTGAAGATGGTGTTGGCCACGTCTTGGTTTGAAATCTCGTTACCGCGCATCTTGTCCCAAAACTCTGTACGGTAAAACTCACGCACCATAGGCGTCAGGGAGCCACCTAACTCTTTCTTGTCCACTAACGCCCAACCGGGCCACTGAGGATTCTTGTTACGGGCAATACCTGCATAAGTCATACCACCCGTGTCGCCGGGTACTTCATGAAGGACGTAGCCGCCCTCGTCTTGCATCATTAGCTCAAAGGCGGGTTCAAACTGGGCCATTTCTTTATCCCTTCAAGTCAAAACTAAGGTTGGGATGGCGGGGATACTGCACAACACGCTCACCTTCAGGGCATTTGTATTTGATGGTCGCCAGCAAAGTGGCCTTGCCGGGGGCAATCTTTTCTTTTCTCACCATCGTGAGTTGATATGTGAACGTGTCAATTTCTGGCCCTGCTGGCCCACTGAACTTGCTTGCCGTAGTGGTTGCCTCATGCACCATACCTGCCGCATCACGGATGCTTGGCGTGAAGCTCTCAACAGAGCAGTCGTCCCGTTTTTTAATCCGTGCAACCGTCACGTTGATGGGTTTACCCGCCTCGGCCACAATTTTAAAATGCTCTGGAGTCCATTCGATGATGGCCCGGTCAAGCAAGCCAAACTTGTCGGCAAGTGTGTAACTGCCACCTAGTGCAGCAACACTTGCGGCAACAGCCCCAATGGCTTTGGCAAGATCAACCATATCAACTCCATATCCAAATAATGGTAAACGTGTTCCACACAATAAAGGCGGCTATAAGGGCCGCCGCAATAAATGCTTCGACCCAGTCCCTCACTTTAGTATCCTGTTTAGTTTGGTCATGTCAGCACACGTATACATTTGATACCCGCCCAAAATGGGCATTGGAATAGTTTCTATTTTCGCTGAAAATTCATTTGCTGCCAAGTGTGCAACGTCCAAAAAGGACAAAGTTTTTCCAGTTCCAACATTCCAAATGCCTGACTCACTTACTTTAAAAAACTTTTTGTGAACGTCAATAACCCAATCTACATGGATAAAGTCACGTTTAAACCCGGCACTACCCTCAAAAATTTTGATTGTTCCGGCCTTGGCCTGCTCCCGAAACTTGTGAAACGGTGAGGCTTGATCGCCTTTGTGATCCTCATGAGGGCCGTACACGTTAAAGTACCTGAATATTTGCACAGGCGAGGTTGGCGTCATCTCCCGAAAGTATTGCTCCACCAGTGCCTTGGACTCGGCGTACAGATTGGCTGGCGCTACCGGGTCATCCTCGTTGAAAGTGGTGTTTTCCGGGCCATAGACCGAAGCCGAGGAGGCGATCTGGATGGGGATGCCGTACTTCTGGCACTGCTCAATCAGGATAATTGAGAAGCCCACGTTCTGCTTGCGTAGAGCAGGCCAATCCTGACAACGAGTATCCGATATAGCCCCAAGGTGGATGACCCTATCTATTCCATAGAGGGAATACTGGTCGCCCCACTCACACAGGTTGAGGTCGTGCTCTGACAGGGCCTTGACCATGTTCTGGCCAATGAAGCCCTTGTGCCCAGTAATCAGGATACGCATACCGCCCCAATTCTCTGGCAGGATATTGCCGCTTTTTCGTTGGCAAATGGCAGGGCCTTGCTCATGTCGCCAGTCTCTAGGTGCTTGACCACCATGGCGGCAAGGAACACATCACCAGCCCCACAGACATCTAACACCTCAATAGGCTTGGCTGGGTACATCTTGTCCATGTAACCGCACCCCTTGGAGCCGCGAGTTACGATAAGCCTGTCGCCAGCGGGTAGGGATGTGGACTCAAACAGCTCCCGCTCGTTGATCTTAATGTAGATGTCAGGGAAGTCCGCAAGGTTCTTTTTTTTGGTGTCCATGTAAATCGGGCCTTTGAACTGCTGGCGCAAGTTCAGAATGGTCTTATCACTTACGAAACCCTTGTTGTAGTCAGAGATTACAATTGCGTCAATGCCACGGTAATCTAAGTCAAAGTCAAACTCTTTAGCCTCTACGTCATGATCCACACGAAGCAAGTGCTCACCCGTGCGCCTGTCGATGTACCTGATCTTGCGGGATAGCCTGTCAGGAACAAAGAGGTCAACCAAAGCGCCAAACGCTTTCAGGTTCTGGGCCACATTGAATGCCATGCCCATCCTCTCCTCGCTCTGGTCAAAGTTCAACAGGGGCGCAGACGACTCCGGATTTACTCTCCAAATTTCCCCGTAGCGGTATTCGTCGATGCAACCGTCACCGATGGCTATGATTTTCAAAGTAAGTCTCCGAGTTGACAGCTTTGTCGTCTATCCAAATATCGTATACGGGCTTCTTGAAATTCACCGTGGTGTACTTGCAGCCCCAGCTTGCCAGTTGGCCAACCGTGAAGTCAGACCAGTTCTTGCCGCTGTTGCCGCCTCTGGCTGTCCAGTAGTGGACTTCATGGCCATCATCCATCAAGCGGTTAATGCGCTCGATGCGATCCATGTACGGGGTGGACTGCGTGTAGTCGCTGGAGGGACTGTTGCAGATCGTGCCGTCAATGTCCACCATGTACTTCACTGGCTATCCCCCGGCTCCACACGATAGTTGTCTTCTACAGAATCAGCAGTTGAGACTTCCATAATAGCCCCTGATACTAGGCAGATTAGCTGGTGAGGCATGAATGGCGGGTTGTGCCATGTATCGCCTACGTTTAGTATTTCTTCATGTCGGCTGGCATCTTTGGTGTCAATCCAGATGACCTTGAACAGACCACCTTGGACTAGCCAAGTCTCGTCTTTCTCAGCATGAAAGTGCATGGAGAACTTAGCACCCTTGCGAAAGGTCATCAGCTTCCCGCAGTATTTATCGTTGGTCGCCCAGATTAGCTCCGAACCCCAGCCTTTGTCTACTATTCCCTTGAGCCTCATTGATAATCCTTGTAGATGAATATCCGTCTAGGAATGGAATGATAATTGTTTGTTTGACAATTCTTGCCCCTACAACTTGATTAGGGCTGTAGTCTCCACCCTTTGTAATGATGTCCGGACTAATCCGTTGGATTAGCTCAAGCGGTGTTGGCTCGTCAAAAATAATAACTTCATCTACGCATCTAAGCGCCATAAGGACAGCCATGCGGTCATCTTGGGAATTGATAGGTCTGCCGGGTTTGAGTTCCCGTACAGACGCATCTGAGTTTAAACCAACAATCAACCACTTGCCAAGGGCTTTGGATTTCTCCAAATACTCAACGTGCCCACGGTGGAGCACATCAAAGCACCCGTTGGTAAAGACAATCACACACCCATCTCTTTGCGTATCTTGGTTGCCGAGATAGCGTGGGTAGCATCATCAAAAGATTCCTGCTCAATCTTGTATCCAACATCACGCCCGTAGGTAATGTTCACAATGTTAGGAACCAATTGAACCTCGTACTGACCTTGATACAAAGTGTCTAAGTCGCGGCTAATAAACTCTTTGACCTGATTGGCGGCAAACGGGTTAGAGCCGTTCCAGCCCTGACAATCTCTAATCTGAATTACAACCTGACCAGTTTTCGCCAGTGCTCTTTCAAACAGCTTACGGTGTCCTGCATGCCAAGGTTGCCATCTGCCAAGCATTTGAACTGTTTCTTTTTGCCAGTCAAACACAGGGCGGCGGCGGTTATCCAAGATGTGTGCGGCAATAAACTCACCCCACTTCTCAGACTTCTGCTCCGTGATCCTGAAGTCATATTCCTTGGGAGGAATGAACACCTTGTTAGTATCCTCAAACCGACCTTGGTCAATGGTGTCCACCCAGATAGTCCAATCAGCTTTAAAGTTGTTACGCATCTCCACAAGGGGGGCAACAAAGTCGCAGATCACAAAATCCACATCGTAGCTGTCAGCAAGCTCACGCATCCGCAAGCTCTGACGAATGCGGCCTTCGTGGGAGAAGTCCCAGTCGTTGAATTTCTTGCGAACATCATCAGCGTTTAGCCACATGACTGTCTTGCGTTCGTTCTGCAAGTGCTCAAGGATTTGTTGGGCTAAAGTAGTCTTACCCGCACCGGGCAAACCCATGACTAAGATTCTTTTCATAATAGTGCGTCCAGTTCGTCGTGAGTTGTAGCGGCTTCGATAGCGGCAATCTTGGGGGCAACGGCGGCTTGTACAGCGGTAAGAGCAGCGGGATCATAGTTTGCAGGATTCTGCGCCTGACGTTGCATCTCCATCTGAAAACTCATGTTGGCGTTGGCTTTCATGTTTGCTTTGCGGTCATCAACAGAGATTTCGTATGTGTCCCAGATGATTTGAACAGGGTCAGTGTTGATATCAAAGCGATGGGCCGTATAGCCTTGACGACCAGCTTGAATGGCGGGACGAACTTCAACGGCTGATTTCCAACCATCTTGACCAGCAGGAGGCGGCGTATCCCAGCAGTCGGTAACTTGATTGTTTTGAATTCGAACAAATAAATTATTACTCATGCAACGCTCCTTAATGCGGGTTTATGGCCCAAACGGTCTTTGATACGGTTAAACGGGGCTTGCCAATCCCCAAACACTTCTTGGCGAATCAGTTTCATTGAATCATAGTATGGTGTGTCCTCGCCTTCAAGTGCGTACAAGAAGTAAGGCATGATGGGTGTAATTGTCCACGTTTGAATGCCCATAGCGGCTGCTAAGTGGCCTACCGAGGTACAGGAGCTGATTACCAAGTCACAACTTGCCACGGCAGTGCGAGTGTCTTCCCATGACTGTAAGGGGACTTGTTTTACCCAAGCTGGGCAAGCATCTACACCCTCATCCCGTTGTAGGGAAATAAACTCAGCGTCAGCGTCCTTTACAGCCTCAAACATTAAATCATAGGGGAACTTCTTGTGGTGCTCATGTTCAAACTTGCTGTTGCCCTGCCAGCGTAAACCAATTTGCTTCTTGCGGCTTTTGATAGTCACAGGCTTAGTTATATACGGAGCGCCAGAGAGATCCGCCAATTCAAAGCCAAGGGGAACTACAGCCGACATACCAGCAACCCAGAAGTCGTGATAAATACCAAACACTGCCTCATGCTGAATGACTGATGACACACCTTCAACATCAACAAACAGTGATGCTAGTTGCTTCGAACACGCAACAATGACCTTACATCCTCGTGCGGCAATGTACTTGGCGTAGCGCACTTGATGAATCTGATCACCCAAACCACCTTCAAGATTGAGCAACACAATGCCCTTGGTCTTGCCGTCCCACTGTTGGGTAGGTACGCTGGGGCGTGAGTTACCAAACACATTTGCTAGTCGGCCCCTGTCCATCAATTGGTAGCCTTTTTGAATCTGCCCTTGACGCAGGTAGTACCAGCCACGATTGTAGGCTGCGCGATGGTTGTTGGGTTCTTCCGCTTCTAGTTGCTGGGCCAAGCGCCAGCCTTCTTGAAAATCACCTATTGTGGACGCTGCAAGCTGTAAATCTAATGCCTGAATATCGGGCATTGTTCGGGGGGTATCTAGCCAGAACTCAGGCTGACAAAACTCTGAGTAATAAGATTTGAGTAAGTCTTTTGGGTCTTGTTTGTGTTGGGCTTCTAGCTTTGGTTTGACGTCGTGCAGGCCAGCATAACCGTGCAGTTGCTCGTCTTCTTCAGCTACCGTAGAGCCGTCAATGTTGTCAAAGTCGTAGGAGAAATCAGGCAACTCAAGAAAAGTATGAATACGCGCCAGTTGCGCTTTAGGGTCTGCTAATAAATCTTCGTACTCAACAAATAAAAAGTTTTCAGGCGCAGAACTATAGCCGCTTTGAAGCAAAATATAAGCGGCCTTGAGATGGTTCATTAGTTGACCAGAGTGCATGAATTCATCAAGATTTTCAGGCTTTGCAATACGTAAAAAACTGGCCGCACAGTCAGGAACTGAACGTACCGTAGCAATAATCTTAGGCGGTTTTCCAAGGACTTGGGACATAGCAGACATAATCTGCGCGGCAGGCCAACCACGGGATTTGTCAATGATAATTGGAGCAGTCTCGTTCTCATAAAACGCATCAATCGTACCACGCATCGTTTGAGCCAGCTTATTTTTTTCAGGGTCGTTATCGTTTAGTAAAGCAGCAGAATGCCATGTATTAGCCAAGCCATCCAACGCATGAAGCAGACCAGACGTTGTTGAAACGTGGGTCATTGGGTTTTGGTTAAGGATAGCCGCCAACACCGTACTGCCGCTGCGTGGAATACCAGAGAGAAATGCTAATTGTTTTTTCATTACGTTGATTTAGTAACCAGTAACCAGTTGTATCCCGCAGAAATAGTCAGCCAAGTAGTCAATGCGCCAACCTGTACGGGACTTGAACGATTAGTAGTATTACCTTGGCCCAATTGACCAAAGTTGTTTCGGCCCCATGTCCAAAGTGTACCGTCTGTTTTTAGGGCTATTGAGAAGTGATTATTGCCTGCGACCTTACTCCAAGCAGTCAATGCGCCTACTTGTTTTGGAGAAGAATAATTTGTAGTGTTGCCTAAACCTAAAGCCCCATAACTATTTGCCCCCCAAGACCAAAGAGTACCGTCTGTCTTAACGGCTATCATATTACTACCACCATTACAAGAAATCTCGCTCCAATTTGTTAAAGCTCCAACTTGAGTGGGGGATGATCGGTTGGCATTTACTGGATATATGCTTGCATCCCCTAGACCTAATTTACCAAATCCGTTATAGCCCCAAGTCCAAAGAGTGCCATCTGTTTTAATTGCCGCACTCATATTACTGCCCATGCTAATTTTTGACCAAGCAGTCAATGCGCCAACTTGAGTAGGAGATGAGCGATCTGTAGTATTACCTAGGCCTAATTGACCAAAGTAGTTCCGACCCCATGTAAAGAGCGTTCCGCTGGTGCTAACACCCATTGAAGAGTTGCCGCCGGGGGCTGCAGCTATTTCAGCCCAAGTAGTTAATGCGCCAACTTGCACGGGGCTGGATAAGTAAGTAAGGTTGTTTTGACCTAACTGACCAACGCTGTTCTGACCCCAAGACCAAAGAGTACCGTTTGTCTTAGTGGCTAGAGAAAAACCGTACCCGGCACTAACTTTTAACCAACCAGTTAGTGCTCCTACTTGTTTAGGGCTGGAATAGTCTGTAGTGTTGCCTAAACCCAACTGACCTGTTTGCCCTCGGCCCCAAGACCAAAGAGTACCATCTGTCTTGACAGCTAGTGTGAATCGCTCTCCACCATCCGTCACAGACCAGTTGGTTAATGAGCCAACTTGAGTGGGGGATGAGAGGTCTGTGGTATCGCCTTGACCTAACTGACCAAAGTTGTTTCTACCCGAAACCCACAACTGCCGCGCAACATCCGTTGTGATGCTATTACTAGCAGCACTTGCCGCACTTGTACCAACTGCATTGGTTGCCGTGACGGTAAAGGTGTAGGAAGTGGAAGGAGACAACCCAGTAACTGTAATTGTTCCAGACCCTGCTTGGTTCAAAGTTCCTGTAATACCGCCGGGCGAACTTGTAGCAGTGTAAGAAGTAATTGTAGACCCACCATTGTTTGCTGGCTGAGTAAATGCAACGGTTGCAGTTGTAGCACCTGTGGAAGCTGCCGTGCCAATAGTAGGTGCGTCTGGGACTGATGTCACTGTTGCTGTGGTATTGGAATCAGCCGTAACCCCGGATGGTGCAACGGAATTAGTAGCTGTTACTCGGCAAAAAATACCAAATCCACGATCACCTATAACCAGCACATAGGTTGACGAAGTTGCGCCACTAATTGAGGTGCTAGGACTTCTAAACCATTGATATGTGAATGTTGGTGCTGGTGAGCCTGTCCATGTGCCATTTGTAGTTGTGAGCGTAGAACCAACAGTAGCTGTTCCCGTAACTGCCGGAGCCACAGTATTTACGGGGGCACTCCCATAGGAGTTCCCCACAGAAACAAGCATTATTCCGCTCACGATACGTTTCCTGTTACAACGCAAACTGTGCCGCTGATAAACAACACATTACACACGCCGCGAGTTGCTAAAGAAATAGTTGCTTTATCTGCATCAGTGCCGCCAATATACGCGGTGGTAATTGACATGGTCAGTGTAATTGCGCCCGAGGTGTTGTTAAAAATTACAACTGCATCTCCGGCGGCAAAAGTTGAGTTGGGGACTACGATTGACCCGCTTGCGCCAACTTCAATAAACTCACCAACATCCCCTGTAGCAAGGGTGTAGCTTGTTGTTTTAGCAGAGCCAGACTGAGGAATAGCTTTATACCCAACAGCGTTAGTGCCGTCTACGGTGCAAGAAGACAATGTTCCACTTGAAGGTGTACCAAGTACAGGAGTTACAAGAGTTGGACTTGTTGCCAAAGCAACAACCGTTCCCGTACCTGTGGTTGTATACGAAGTCCCCCATGCAGAACCTGTAGAGTTTGCTATACCCACGCCGGGATAAACTTGTGCTGCGCCAGCAGCAGCAATGGTTTGATTGGGCCAAGAACCCGTGATGGTTATATTGCTGCCCTGCACCAAAGCCGGGGTGGCGGTGCCTGTGCCGCCATTTGCAAGAGGCAAGAGTCCAGTAACGTTTGTTGTCAGGTCAGCAAACGTAGTTGAGGTTGTTCCTGTACCTCCGTTGGCAATAGGCAGTGTGCCCGTGACGTTGGTAGTTAGATTGGTAAAAGTTGTTGACGTAGTTCCCGTACCGCCATTAGCAATCGGTAATGTACCCGTCACCTCTGAAGCTAAGTTTACAACGCTTGATGCGACTTTTACAAAGTCAGAACCGTTCCAAGCTACTAATACTTTGTATCCAGAAACTACCGTAACACCCGTTGTAGGGCCGGAACCCCGAATCACAACAGAGCCAGTACCTGCATTGATAACTACGTAGGCTTTAGATTGTGCAGGTGCCGTAATATTGCGGGTAGTTCCGCCATTACTGGCTGTCCACAGAATGACCGCGTTACGCGCTTGATTAGCCGCGCCATTTGTAGTGGAGAGTGTTACATCAGCATCAGCACTAAGAGTGGTAGTTCCCGCAACAGCGGAATCAATTAACCCTGTAATAGAGTCATTAACTGTAGTGCCCCATGTGCCCGATAGATCCCCTGTGGTAGGCAGTGCCAAACCAAGCAAGGGGGAAAAATTTGTTACTGCCATATCATTATCCTTTACACAGTCATTGCCACATTTTGCCAGTTTGGTGTCTGGTTGTCATCTATTGTTGTCCAGTAAAAGTAATTTGGTGTTCCTACCTGACCCCCTGCCTGCACCCCTGATATTGCCACCGTTCTACTTGAACCAACAGTGCCTACGTTCCCTGCTCCCACCACGCCCGACAAAAACGCTACATAAGCAAAATCTACAGTTCCCACACCACCCGATGCCGCCACGCCAGTAAGCGCCACTGTACTAACAGAACTAACTGACCCCACCTGCCCCTGCGCAACAACGCCATCCTCCGTGGGGCTGTTTGTCTCTTCAACATTTCCCACTTCGCCAGAAGCGGACACGCCTGTGAGCGCCACTGTGCGCTCACCCATTGCTACCGTGCCTACAGCCCCCGTAGCCGTTACCCCTGTAATTGGTACAGGAAACTCAGAAGACGCAATCATGGTGCCTACGGCACCGGCGGCGCTATTCCCGGCTATCTCTGATTGAGAACCGCCCCAAGAATATTCACCCCATGCACCTTCGCCCCATGCGGTAGTCACGCGCTACCTCCAAATAAGTTAAGTCGTCGCCAAACGAATCAGCGCAGTGCTTGTCGTATTTGCAGGCATAGTCAATGTAAACGTACCGGCGCTTATGGTCTGTGAACCAAACGTATGGACGCTTACCGCTTTGTTGCTTTGTGTTGAGTTATAAATTAGCACTGCGTCAAACGCTGTAGCCAAAGTCACTGTGGTGTATGTGATGCTGGCAGATGGTGTGACAAATGCCACGCCCGCTGTTGCAGAGCTGTTGGTTGCTGTTGGGGGCGTGCCAAATGTAACCGCAACACCGCCCGCAGAATAGCCTGTACCAGACACTTCATTGCTTGCTGAATATGCAGTGGTAGCCGCATTAACCGTTGCAGTTGTTAAATACAAAGCGGCTTTGAAGCTATCAGTTGCTCCAGTTGCACGAACGGGGGCAGTCCCAAAATTATGAGTGGCAGTCATTAACTCGCCCATAAAGCTGGTTGTCATCGCTTGAGTATTTGCCATATTAGGCTCCTTAATTAAAAGATGCGGCTTCTACCGCAGAATTTACATTTTTCTTTAATTGAACATGTGCTGAACGGTGCACAAGTTCGCCCTCTAACCAATACTCCACCCAAGTGGTGTACTCGTTGTCATTATCAACTGAACCTTCTTTTTTCTCAAGAAGAGAATCGTCCATTTCGCCTTTGGTGGTTGTAACCAATGCCATATTTTCTCCTATACAAGTCTAATGAGTGCAGCCGTGCTAGTATCAGCAGGCATCGTTACGGTAAACGTACTGGTTGATGTCACGTTATTTCCAAAATCTAAGACACAGACAGCCGCGCCAGTAGTGACATCGTAAATTAACGCGCCACGAGCAGTGATTGCACCAGTCCAAGCGGGACTAGAAAACGACACATAAATGGTACTACTGTTTGAACCAAGCGCGGTATTAACCGTTGCCGTGACTACTTGACCACCAGCCACATAGTTACCACCAGAAGTCTCGCCATCTGATGTATACGCCGCAGTCAGTTGATTCAATGTAGCTGAGTTGGTATACAACGCCAAACGAAACGTATCTGTTGCAAATCTCAACGTACCGTTAATCAAGCCTGTGCGCAACGTATTGCAGGAGTAGTTACCTGTGAAAGCCATCAGGTCACCGCCTGTCTATATTGACCAGAACGATAAGCATCCTGACGCTCCATACCATCACCCAAACGTTTAGCTTGTGCAAGAGCTTCTTTGTATTTACCGTCATACAGCGCCAACATGTCAGGCTCACCCTTCATAAAGGTATACGCTTCAACCAGTGAACCATACAAGAGCACCGTGTCAAAGTTATCACCAAGCCATGACGTACCCGCAGTCGTGATTGACTCAGGGTAGTAATAGAAATGAAGCTCTGCGGTGTAATTAGTATTAGGAGTTGGGCCAAGAATAAACGTCAGTTCAGTTGTAATCGTAGCCCCTGATAACGCTGGGCCAAACAATGCGTAGTACTTTGGAATCCCAGTATCTGTCGTAGGATTAGGGTACGACTGGCGAATGAAGTTTACGTCTTTGTTTAACAAGTACTCGTAGTTACCTGATGAATCAATCACTGCCAAAGAATATGTGGCAAGGTAGTCATTTGGCGCTTGAAGATATTTGTTACCTGACTGAATATTACCCGTCATGTTTTTGCGCAAAAACGGAAACTGCACCGTGTTATAGATGCGCAATTCGGCTTGCTCAATAAACCGATCAATCTGCTCTTTAGACGTTTCTATCGCGCCGTCAGAAACGGCGAAGTCCGGAAAATTATTTTCCGTGTACGACTGAATGTTATTGAACAGTTCGGTGTAATTCATATCAAGCCATTGGGCCTCGCGCCATCACGCCTTTGGTAGCTGCACCAGTACCGCGAATCTTGATACCTGTTGTTTTTGGCTCTTTGTATGGGTCACGACTGATGTTACCAACAGACATGTTCACATCATTAGCAGTCAAACGATTACCACCGTTATAGCCACTGTTCTTGATGTCTACACCAGCTTCACCGCTCATGTTGTGGGGCGGAGCATAGACGCTGGCGTCGCCAACTTCTTTACCCATTACTTTTTTGCTAAAAGTTGCCATATCAAGCTCCTTTTTTGTATGTGAAGGAAGACTTCTTCTGATTAGCCACTTTGGCCAGACCGCGACCCAGAGCTTTCATCTGAGCATTTGTCTTGCCGCCTTTGGCAAGTTTTGTCATAGGCTGACCGGGATGTAGCTTTTTCTCGTGCTTATGCACGGCTCCAGCCACCATCTTCTTGTCTTGTTTCAAATCTGCTTTGTCCATTTCAGGCTCCTTATGTAACTGTAACCGTAACTGTACCAAGTTCTATCGCTAACACCAAGTTATTTGGCGTTAAAAGTGTATCAAAACTTCTTGCGCCACCAACAGGGTTGTACCCCCACTGAAACACCCGACTGCCTTGCTCTGGGTAACCAAATCCATCCTGTGTCGTGCTGTCCGTTAGCAAAAGCTGTAAACCACTTTGACCAGAGACTTGGTAGCTCACATCAGGACGCGGCTCACGCACAGCTTGCGGATCATTGACTGGGTACATACCCAGTTGCAACTGTGGCTGATCGGGATCCCAACATGCTGGGCAAACCTTGACCTTAAATGGCTTAGTCTTGACTGTCTGTGTCTTTAGTTCCTTGAGCATGTACCTCTGCGCACAACGGTCGCATTCAGCAATTGCATGCTTACCGGAAGCAAACCGATTAGGCATAGAACAAGTTCCTTGGCACAAACCTCAACGGAGAGGTATCGCGGTCTTCCGACTGGGCCAATTCCCACTGCTGTTCATACTCAGCCTTTAGACCCATTACACGGTTTGGATCAACATCTGGCAGCTTCATACTCAACAGATAAGCCAACCCTGCCACCATGCAGGGGATAAAACGGAACGGAATATCTTGGACAGTTACACCAGAGCCAGCGTCCTGAATACGGCGCATGCGGTAGTACACAAACATGTACTGATCCCCGGGGGCGTTAGGTGTAGGCCACACGTTAATAGCAGGTAGGTTCTGCACAGTTATAGCTGCACCAGTAGTATGCGCCGCAGCGGTTGTGCCATTCTGTCCACGAGCACAATTTAACAACTGGTTGTTTACAGGGTCTACGTTGGGGTAACTGATGGTCTCGTTATCAATCTTGATAAACCCAGCAGTGGTCAAACCATCCACATTAGACAACGTAATTGTGGTGGCTGTAGATGAAATGGTTCCGTTAAGGGTAACCGTAGTGCTATTTTCTTGACCAGACTGGCGGTTGTACCAAACCTGAATTGGGCGACCTTGTGCCAACTTGTTTGGCAGACTCATGTAGGTCGATTCTGAAATACCGCTGATGTTGATGTCGATCTGATTAGATGTGGCGTTACTCTGGCGTATAACCATGTCTAAGAGATTGATTGTGTCCGTAGGCATGGGGTAGATAGCCTGACCCGTCACCATTGGAATCTGGCCCTGTTCTACAGTCCAGAAGTTCAGACCACGGTTTGCCCACTCAATCGTCAGCAGGTTTAACGACCGACGTGCAGTGCGGAAGTTGTAACCCGTGCGAAGTTCTTGACCACAACGCTCAAACGCCTCTTCAATGAGGTCGTTCATGTCGAGATCAAAGGCTGTGGTTCCGGTGGTCTTAGCCATTATCTATACCCTGCTGTTTTCTTTGCAATTGTTTTGGGTTGGGCTACGAATTGCTTTCCGGCTTTTTTTCCGGCTCTTTTGGCTTTGGTAGTCGCAGCGTATTCCGCAGGGCTGAGAGATTTAATCGCAGCTTCTGGAAGATATCGCTCACCCGTTTTACTAGACGGTTTTCCACTTTTGGTTCTCCATTTCTGGTCGCCCCAATCCTTTAGGGATTTTTGAGGCGCTTTCAATCTCGGTAACCCCCGCCAGCCGCCTTGTACTTCTTGGCAACTAACTGAGCTTTACGTGCTGACCACTGACCTGCGCCAGTACCCTGCGTTGCTGCGGCTTTTACCTGCGACACAATCCGCTTTCGCAGACTAGGTTTCGTGTAATTACCAGCGGCGTTTACCTTACCACCCTCTTTGAACTGGGTGAAATCAGTGTCATCCCGCCGCGCTTTTGTCTTAGCGCCGGGCATTTTTGAGGGGCGAATATCGCCCATACCACGGGATGCCATCATAATTTAACAGGCGTAACCGCCGCCCTTCATAGTGATCATAGTACCGCGAGTTTTACCCTTGGTAGCAATACCATCAGCCCGCTTAGAAGCCGAGCCAACAGAACCACCTTTAGCATAACCACGCTGACCGCGAACTGCATCACGCGGGTCTTTCTTTTCGGGCGAGTATTCAGTAGTAGTCAAAGACTTTGAATACGCTTTTTCGGTGGCGTCTTGCATTTTGCGATCAGCCATTTCTTCCCGCGCTTGTTTTTCTGCTGGACTCATTTGGGACTCCTTAGATCAGCAAGTTTTGCCGCCCTTTTTCATTACACGGGAACCGATGCCACCGGGGACACCAGAACCAGCCATCTTGATCTGCGTACCTTTGGTCTTGCCTTTAACAGCAACACCATCTTTGCTAGGAGCAGCAGTTTTAACTTTGCCCATAGAGGATGCAGCCATGCCACCTTTATTCATAAAGATAGGCACTTTTTTGCCGTCTTTCATTTTCATGGGCATGCCACCTTTTTTCATCATTTCTGCTTTCATATCACCACCTTTTGAAAATTTGCGGTTCTTGTCCGCGTTAGAAAATTCTTTGCCCACGGACTGTGGGACGCCTACTTTCTTAGCAAACGATGGATTGTTGGCCACCGCCGCCATGAAATTGTGTTGCTTCTTACTCGTGCTTGGCATTACTTGCCCCCGGCATACCAGTTAACAAGCTGAACTAAGCCTGCGCCTACAACGCTACTAGCTCCACCGACTAACATCAAAACCTTCCAGCCACCACGGGCCTCAGACAACGTTTTGTCGATAGCAGACAGCGTTGCCTGCATAGCCTTCATGTTCTCCAACATCCTGTCCATATCATCTTGCAAATGCTTAATGTCAGACGCATGCGTAGCGAGTTCACGGGCAGTTTGAATAGCATCGCTCATATCAGCAGTTCCAAGCCCGTAGGCTCTTATTGATCCGTGAATCCGGATCGTTGGCGGTCTTGGCCGAAGTCAGCTTCTTTTTCATGCCGCTCATCCTCGCACAGAAAGAGTCTCGCCGGGAGCCGCCTTCTGGCTGGGGACGTTTCAAATTCATGCCTTGCGCTTTCGCAGAAGCTCGGCCTTTGGCGTTCAAGCCGCCCTTCTCGGACTTGCCTTCTTTCCTCTGCCATGCTGGTGACTTAGCCATAATAAATCGTTGCCGTTACAGAATTACCAAGGCCAACGTAAACACCGTTGGGACAATAAATACCTTCACCGGGAATCCTGATTGGCAAGCCTACCGTGCTGAATGTGTCCAATTCCAACAACAAAGTTGTGTACATAGTCACGTTGCCGGATGTACTAGCGGTTGTAGAAGTTACAGTAAACACGTTTGCATTTGTTACCGTTACTGCAAATACTGCGTCTCTTGATGTGCCGGTTGTAAAATCCAAAAAAACACGTTGACCGTTGACCAGCCCATGTCCAGTAATGGTCACGGTAATTGTGGTTGTTGTTTGGCTGTATGTGCCTGATTTGCTCACTGTAGGATCGGCAACAGCCATATTACGTATTGAAGATGTGCCAGAAGTTACAGTAATGCCTTTTAACCGTGTAGCGTAACTTACCGCCGTGCCCGAAGCACTTTGATGGATTGCTTTAACGTCATACTGCATTGTCATGGCTTACCCCTTATCCATAAAAAATGGTTGAGGTTACGACACTTGCTGCGGGTAATCCCACATAAATACCATCTAAAGCCAAAACACCTTCGCCCGGAATGAACGTATAGAACGAAGTGGCAGTTGAGCAATCAATCTCAACCAAAATTTGGTTGTACACAGTCACATCACCAGAGGTAGTTAACGTCCCTGTTGTCACCGTAAAAGTATTCTGTGTTACTGCTGTTACCACATATATATTGCTAACGCCATCACCATCAGCAAACTGTAGCCACACACGTGAACCCACAGCAACACCATGACCTGCAATAGTCACTGTACAAACTGTAGTCCCGGGGATGTCATACGTACCAGACTGGGCCACATTATTGGCAAAAGCTATGTTGTATGTAGTAGACGTTGTAGGAGAGAGCACAACGCCCTTCAAACGGGTGCGATAAGGCACGGCTACGCCCGAAACGGTATTGTGATACGACTCTACGTCATATTGCATCGTCATTTTGTTGCTCCGGTTCTGGTGCTTCTAGCCTGTTTATGAGCATCTTGTACGCTTGGATTGTGGCTTGAGCCTGAGTCAAAAAGGTTTGGGCCTTATGTGCTTCAGTCTCAAGTTCACTAATCTCAGACTCCAAGAATTCCTTGGTGATCTGCATTATGCAAAGGTCGAGTACGCAGGAACGTAGTACACAGTGCCGCCAATCATCACTTTGATTGCTTTGGCTACAGTAGTAACGCTGGTTGCTGTAGGCGCAATCGTAGCAGCAGGGGCTGTTTCAATGTTCATCAACAAAGGAACCTCCCCTGTGTTTGCGCCGCTGTCCGTTACACGAATAAACGAAGCTGTACCGGGCAAAGAAGCGTTAACAGAGTAATCTGTGTCCAACTGCAGAACAGCCAAAGTACCGCCGGGAGAAGCTACGGAGCCTCCCAAGGTTGCACGAATAGCGTTAGCCGCACCAGAAATTGTGCCGCCCGTGTTAATTGAAGTAGAGATATGAGCACCATTGATTGTGCCGCCTGTAGCGCCGTTAGCACCCGTTACTCGGGTCAAAGCACGAAATGTTTCGCCTGAACCTGTAGAGGTAAAAGTCAACCGGTTATACGACAAACGTGTATCGCCAGTAGCGGCGGATGTTGTAGCAAATGCAGCGTTAATGTTTTCTGCTGTAGTTACTGCAAGAGGAGAAGCAGAAGTGCCCGTTTCAAAGCCGTTGTTAGATACGACTGGGCCGGAGAACGTGGTGGTTGCCATGATGTGTCCTTACATACAAGTGAAGTGCATTAGTCTGTATGTCGTCAGCCGGGACTGTCTAATGCACCGGATAACCCCGGGTTGAAAGCAATATACAACAAAAGAAAAGGGGGCACAAGCCCCCTTCTCCAAATATTTCCTAAGAAATATTAAGCACCGGCAGAACCGAACATGCCCAATGGGTCAGACCAGCCGAAGCTGTAACGCTCACGAGACTTGTAACGAACGTTACCTGTATCGAAGTCGCCGTCCATTGACTGAGCCAAAGGTGAACGCACAAAGTGCTTCATACCGTTAGGCACGTCTGTGCACAAGAACCAAGCATTGGTATCAGTCAAGAAATGGTTAATGGTATATCCACCGGGGATAGAGCCATTGTTCTTCAATGCGTTGATATCGTTGTCAGCAGTAGACACGCGCAATTCAGTCTCAAGCAAGCGAGTTGCCGTGAACTGGAGTGCAGGTGGAACCACCAGCTTGCTAGGTTTAGCAGCGATCAACAAGCCACGCTCGTCTGTCCACAAGCTGATCTGAATAACAGCGTTTTCCAACGATGTTTCGTTCAAGTCAGCAGGGGTAGATGGAATGTTGCTGTTAGTACCACCAGACACCAAGGGGTGTGATGCACTGAACAATGCAACACCGTCACCACCAGCGTAAGCATTGCTAAAGCCGTTATTCAAAACAGCGGCAGCTTTAACTTGCTTGGTGTAAGCCATAGCGCGGGCCAAAGCCTTCGTGTAACGAGCAGACAGTGAGTCATACAAGTTATCTTCGATAGCCTCTTCAGTCAAGCTGAAGCCCAAAGCGATGGTTTCGTGGTTGTATCGGGCAGTCCATGCTTCCTGCGCATTGTCATAAGCAATGGCAGAACCCTCGTTTTTAACGGGGGCAGCAGAGAAACCAGACAGTTTTGTCTCTTCTTCAAAAGAACGCTCAGAGGTTTCAGTTTCATAAATTTCTTTATGCTCTTCACCATATTTTGCGTACTCCAAACCAAACAAAGCGTTCAGGCCGGGGAGAAGTTCTTTAAGTAGTTGTGCGCGTGAAATAGCCATGATTTAGCTCCTTAGACGGCTGTGCCAGTGTAATAAGAATGTGTGCCAAAGTTTAATTTGACAAGCATTTCTGGATACTGGGTGAAAAGAATAGTAGAAGCGGATGGAATAGCCGTAATACCGCCGGGAACTGCAATCGCAGAATTGATGGTCACTGTTGTTGCACCAGCAGCCGCAGCCGCAGATACGTACGAGCCAGATTGAATGTACTGACCATTAGCAGCAAGGTAGCCAACTTCTGTACCCACCACCAACGCGCTAGGTAAACCAGAGCCAGTCAATGTAATGGTAGTAGAAGAAGATGAACCAGTTGCGCTAGTTTGAATGGCAGTTTCTTCAACCAAACCAACTGCACGTAGAGCAAAATCAACACTTGTGCTTGATGAGCCATACAGAGCGGCAACAGCAGAATTACCTGTGTTGACGTTACCTGCATTTTGAATCAAACCAAAGTTTTGACCTAACAGAGCAGTAGAAGCAGAAGCAATGACCGTTGTAGCGGAACACATTACTACTTTAAACACTGTGTCAGGATCATCACAGACGATAGCTCTACCAGTAGCAGTAGTACCAGCGGGCCAATACTGAGCAAATTGCGTTTGCTTAGTTGTAGGGTTTACATACTCACAACCCAAGAACACACCAACCAAACCGTTGCCAGTAGAGTCAGTAGTGTCAGTGTTCTTAATAATAGAACCACGAACAATATTGACCAAATCACCGTAAAAGATGTTTGACGCAAAACCATACTGGATCGAGTAAATGCGGGTAGAACCAGCAAATACCTGACCACCGATCAGGTTGATCGGCTTTAGGCCGTAGGGGGCCGAGACGACGGGATAAGCCATTTAAGACTCCTTAAAAATTTAAGTACCTTTGCCAAAGCTGGACGAGGACTTACGCTCTTGGAAGAGCGGCATCCGCGCATCACTTTGACGCATGAAACTATTGTCCACAGCATCTGTCTGAGATTGAGTGACTTTGGCGAAATGGGCATTTCGCTGGTCTACAAAATCAGTAGGTGTCTTGCAAAGCAATAATCCACCAACCTCAATGTTGTCTTTAAAACGACTATTGGGATCGGCTAACAGTCTAAATTTGGGTTGTTCTTCGACGGGAACTGGCTCCCAACCTTCTCGGAGTTTGGCCGATAAGTTACGTGGGTCAGCGTTGTTCATCGTAGAAACACGAATCCAGCGGTAGTTGTATCCGGGCTGTTTGTCTGGCTCGGGCAACAGTTCAGGTTGCGCCCACTGCTTGGGACGTTCCTGTACCGCACGTGTTGTCAACTCGCGTGTGAGTTTGTTGTCTTTAATATCAGCCATTACGGGCCTCCAATTCAAGTTGTGCCTTCACATATTGCTCTGGCGTTAAACCCAGTTTTCGGGCTAGGTTTACTTGGCTTTGCTTTAGCTTAACCTTATGAGGGGCCGTGCTACGAACTGCCGGGGCGACTACAGTACCGGGTCTTGTCCGGGTCTGCTGTCTATTGTCTTCTTGGCTTTCAAATTTCTCTGAAAACCGTTTGCGCATTGTATTGTCCAATTCGCGGTAATACTCATCAGAACCAACCTCTACACCATTGTCTCTCAGGTCTTCGTGTAAACCTAGAGCAAAGGCCGTCATACTCCGATCCTGTCCAAACCAGCTATTGCGCTTTTGCCACGCTACTGCTTTATTGTCCGGTTCAGGTATGTTCGGTGCAGGTTGATACTGCACTTGTTGCTGTTGTACCTGAAATTCTTCCTCTTGTAAAGAGGGCATACGAAAGTTTTTTACCTGTATGGCTTTCAGGTTGGCCATCTGCAATGCTTGATTGGCCTCCATCATCTTGTCGGAGTCACCTGCCTCATATGCTTCTTTATAAGCACGTTGAGCAATCTTCAACTCCATATCAGCATTACTCTGAATGGTAGAGACGTACTCTTTTTCACCATTGGTAAGAATGCCTTTGATGCGCTTATTCTCTTCAAGCAGGCGTTGTGCTAAACCGACAGCTTCTTGCTGTTCGCGCAGGGCAGACTCTTTCTCACGGCGTTCGTCGTGCCAAACCTTGCGCATTTGCTTGAGTTTGGTTTTTACGTTGTCGTCGTACTGGTCTAGCTCATCCTTCTCTAGTTCTTCAACCAGAGGTTTGGGTAGAGGCTGTCGGCCACGGTCTTCAGCCGGGGCGTCGTCTTCAATCTCGATTTCAATTTCAGGTTCCGCGTTTTGTGCGGGTTTACCCTTACTTTCAACTTCGTCTGGAAACTTGAATTCTGTGTCGTCGTCTAAAGGCATTTTGTGCTCCTTTTATTTACGTTTGATACCACGGGGATCGTCTACGACGGCCTCGACAGTATCGTCATTGATGATGCGGAACTCACGGCCATGTATGACCAAGCGAGAACCTGAGTGTGGACGCACGAGGACAAAATCCCCGGGTTTACACCACGGCCCAGTAGGGAACTTAGATGGGTCTTGATAGCAGTCTGGCCCCATATCAACAACAAATAAGACCGTTGTGAGGGTCTCCTCGTTGCGCATGGTTTCATCAGCTTTGATAATTCCAATCTCACTGTCCTCAAACTCTTTCTCTGCCTCTGGAATTGCACAAAGAATTCGGTAGCCAGATGGCCTTGGTAATTGCTTACCTTTTTCCTCCATTGATGATTGCCAGTTATAGGTTCCCACGACTTGTGGGTTATTGGCGTCTGTAGCCAATAGGATGGAACTAGTCATCCGAAGTCTCCAATCGTTGTTTCAGGTCTAGGGTGTATCCCCGCATGATGAGTAGACCACGAACCTCACCACACAGTTTCTTGTAATCCTCAAAGGACTCGGCCTTGCCCTCGGCCAGAAAGTCCTTGAGTTGATCAATCTTCTCATCCGCTTGTTGGATAAGAACTTCAAATCCATTCATTTATTCACCTTTAGGTTGTCTTTGTCTCATTTGGATGCGCTCCTGCATTGCCCGCAGTTGCTCTTCATGGCTCTTGTTAGAGAGTTGCTTCAAGATATCAACACCCTTGTCCATCATGTGGCGTTGTTTGTCTTCCTGCATTTGCGCGGCCATCTTCACTGCGTCTAACTTGATGCGTTTGTCATCAGTGGACTGCTGTGTCTGGATGCGATCACGCTCGACCTGCAACTGCGCTGCTTTGATGGCGTTGTCGGCTTGGTCTTTAGCAGCTTTGCGCTGGTTCTCTTGCGCCTTGAGTTGCAACTCTTGCATTTGCATTTGCACGATGGGGTCTTGCGCTTGTTGTTGCGCTTGAGCCTGCTGTGCTTCCTGCTGATTCTTCTGGAGCAACTGCTGTGCGGCTTGCGCCAACATCGGAGACAGACGTGCTTCAACTTCTGGAGACATCTGAACTTCTTCACCAGACTCATCTGTCTGTGGGGGCAACTGCATACCAAGAGTCTGCTCAATCTGCTTGCGATACTCAAAGCCCAAGTGCTCGTTGATGTGAGCCATCATGGCTTGCTGCATCTGCTGCGCCATTGGGTTCTGTTGCAAGAGTGCCTGAATCTTGGGGTCTTGCATCGCGGACATGTGCACAACAATGTGAGCCTGATGATCTTGCGACAGGAACGCTTTGACCGGCTTGCCCTTGAGCACATTCTGATTCTCTGACACTGGGTCAGTGGGCTTCTGGTCATCGTCCATCGGCACGAGCTTGTTACCATCTTTGATACCCAACACTTCCAACATCTGACGATGCAGGAGTGGCAAGTTATACAACTGCGGTGCGCCTTGAGCAAGCTGCAACACCGCTTGATACTGCACGATCTTTTGCGCCATTGTTGACGCATTAGGATCGCTGACAGGTATGACATCCACATCATCATAGTCAGACTTCTTGGCTTTGCGACTGCCTTCGCTTGGCTGGTAGTCGTAGTCGTCTGGTGTGTACTCAGCGATGATGTGCTTCAAGAGACCCAACTCTTGCTTCATCGAGTAGTGAACACGTGCCTGAATGGCGCTCATGTTCTTCAGCGTTCTCTCCAGAATCGCCAAGGTAGTACCCACAGGCGCTTGCGCACTCATGTCACTGAGCGTCAAGTCCGCTGTGTTAGCAAAACGTCTGCCTTCTTCAACGATCTGACCAAGCAAGGCCATCAGTGTCTGGCTAGGCTCTTTGTACGGCAGGGGCAGTAAGTTGTCTTTCAGTGTGCCGCTTGCTACGTCTGCATCACGCCACTCACCGGGGGCGATTGGTGTGTCGTCTCCCTTGACTCGCATGCCACGAGTCTTGAAACCGCCGGGTAGATTACTTAGAGTACCAGCATCGACAAGCTGACGAATAAGAGAAGTGCCTGACTTAGCAAAAGCCCCAATGAGGTGAATGAGGCCAAAGCAGTAAAAACCAAACCCCGGAACGTAACCATAATGGACAAAGTGCTGTCGTTTTGTGTAGGTCTCATCATCTGGCTCCCAGTTACGGCGAATGGCCAGCACGTTGCTGGTTCCCTTTTCAATAGTGACAACGTACGGCAGTGCAATGCCAGTCTTCTCACCCTTCTTGTCCTTGTGCTCATAGCCTTCTAAGTCAAGGTCTACGTTCATCTCCAAGAGTTTGAAGCGATCATCAGCAGTGGCTCTAAAGCCCATCTTCTCTGCAATCTTCTTCTCAACTTCATCCAGCACGTTGTCAGGTGTACCCAAGTCCACGTCCATGTAGAACCCAGCCACTTGCAACTTACGCAACTCATTCTCGGTCTTACGCATCACATGAGTAATACGTGGAGAAGACTCTAAGTTAGACGCGCCGTAAGGCACAACGATGTCTTCCGCAGGAACAAAGAACGACACTTGGCGATCAAGCGATGGGTCAAAGTACACCTTCTTGAACGCATTGCCAGACAGACCCAAGCCCCACAACATGCGCTCATGCTCTGGCCTGTATTCTTTCATCACGTCGGTGAGTTGGTAGTTCATGTCGTCTGCCACACGCTGTGCAGACTCTTTCTTAGCAGGTGTCTCTTTGCCAATGATCTGGGTCTTAACTGGCCCAGCGGCAGGAAACGTTGCCATCATTGTTTCTGACTGGAACTTCACAAGAGCTTCAGACAACATGGGGTGGAACACACCACACGCACCTTCCCATGGCTCTGTTCGTTCTTCAATCTTCATGCCCAACAACTCAAGGCCATCAACGTAAGTCTGCATCCAGTCTTTGCGACTGGCTACATCTTCGTCATAGTCACTGATCAACTCTTCAGCAAGACTTTGCAGGACATCTTCGCCAATGAACTCAGCCAAGTTGGCATTGAAGTCATCTTCTGAATCTTTGTCCGGCTCGATCTCAATCTCCATATCACCCATGCCGATGGTTACGGACTCTGGGTCTTCAATCTCAATCTCAATCTGAGGAGATGCTTGATCCATCGCGGCAAGTTCTTCCAAGCCTTGTGGCGCTGCATATAGTGACTTCTCAATAGCCATGTTTCATCCTTAATAGTACGGTTCTTTCCTGCGGAAAGACTTCGGTTCATCTTCCTCATCAGACGCCAATTGAATAAAGCCACCGCGCCTGTAACGCAGTAATGCCTGAGTCATTGAGTCCACCAAGTCATCATGTTCACCTGACGGGAACGATGCGACCTCTTCAACCAATTCTTCTGCCCAGTGTGTATTAGGCACCCAAACGTGTCCGGATGCAAACATATCAGCCACCGCATTTAGCCGCGCAATTTTATCGTTACCTTTGCTCGGTGTGAACTCCTGCACCGGAATCCCCATCGCCCGCAGTTCAAAAATCAGGGGCGAACCTGCCGCCTTGGCCTCAACAATCAGTGAGTCCACTTCCCATTCTTTGTATTCTTCAAACGCCCGCTGTTTGAGTTCTGGAAACTCCATGCGTTTCTTGAACGCATTGAGCAATATGATATTTGCCCGGTTTACACCCAGATCATCGTCTTTATAGAACACACCCCACGTCGTACATGCAGAGTAATCGGCCCGTTCTGTCTTTAAGAACGCCGTATCCCAAGACTGAATGATAAATTCACACGAAGGCGGGCTGTCATGCTCCCAAATCTTCCACCATTCCCGCTTTACGATGGCAGACACGTCCGATGTGGGGGACTGCATGTACTGCGCTTGCCATTTGGCGTTAGGAAGTTCTTCTTTGAGGGCTGACAACTCCTTGAGCGACCAAAACTCAGGCCATAAGGGTTTACCCGAGGGCAAAATGGCAGGAAACTCGATCACTTCCCACTCTTCGCCCGACCTTTGGGCCGCAGCCTTGATCACTTGACCCGTTAAGTCCCGTTTAGACCACCTCGTCATCACCATGACGATAGAGCCGCCCGGCTGGAGACGCTGACGAGGGCCAGATGTGTACCACTCGTACGTCTTATCGTAGATTTCTGGGTTGGACTGGGCCATTGCGGCCTCTTGCTCCGAGTGCGGGTCGTCAATAATCAGAATATCCGCACCCTTACCGGTCACAGCACCGCCAATACCAATAGCGAAGTACTCTCCACCGAAGTTTGTCGCCCAACGACCCGCCGCTTTGCTGTCTGACTGCAAGTCTAGGGCCGGAAATATCCGCTTATAGTTAGCAGAGTCCACCAAGTTACGTACTTTTCGGCCAAAACCCACCGCTAACTCAGCAGTGTGGCTGGTCTGGATGATCTTTTTGCCCGGAAACTTGCCAAAAAACCACGCTGGTAGCAGGTAACTGGCAAATTCTGACTTGGTATGCCGTGGCGGCATGTTGATGATGAGCCTTTTACACTCACCCCGAGCCACGCGCTCAAACGCTCTGGCCATTTTCTCGTGATGCCGACCGTGAATAAAGTTAGGCCACATCTCCCTGATGAACACCATGAAGTCATCGGATGCTAGGGTACGCAACTTGCGGGTATTTAGCTCATCCAGAATTTCTGCGATGGCTAAATAC